CTCGAAGAAAAGCTCAGGACCCAGATCGCTCTCCAGCAAGTGCTGGTTCCTCTGAGTTTCCCAAGCTCGACCCTCAGGAGTGTTGTACCACTCGTCTCGAGCGGGAGGTGTGGAATTGCTCATAGCGGGTTCCTTAGGTGTCTGGGTCTTAGGCTTGCGAAAGCCGGGGAAGAGTGTCATGCGAGGGTCATCTCCTTGGAGTCTGAGAGGGAAGGGAGCGAGGTAATCAGGTAGACGTCACGATCTCCACACCGATCGGTCGGGGCGAGTGTGCAGATGATATCCTCAGCGAACATGTACTCAGAGTCCTCGCCCTTGGCGATGTCGTCCCAGTCAGTGGTGGGGTCCATGAGGATCTGAGCCCTGAGGATGAGGTTGGTGTTCTGGGCGGCATCGGCGAAGTCGCGGAATGCGTCTCTCAGGTCATCGAAGAGCCCGCCTGCGCGGCCAAAGGGAGGGGAGTGAGGGTGAGCGTTCGGGTTGGGGTTCGGGTACTGGTTCCGGAAGTAATGAGCGTGCTGTTGGCGCTGTTCATGGGCGGAGCGATAGTCGAAGTGCCATGCCTGGTCTTCGCCCCACGAGGGGGCTCCTCCGGGGAAGATGAAGAAAGGGTCCTGGTTAGGGTGCATGTGTCCATCATATAGCCTCGGTTGTAGGCTGTCAAGGTGAGGCACGACTCTGGGGTCCGCGACTCGGTCCGGGTGAGGCACGACAGGGTAGAGAAGTTTGGGGAAGAGCTCACAGCGGTGACGTAGAATGGTCCGTGTATGCCGGTGGCGTTATATCTCCATATCGACCCGGGGGGGTTCATTCCATTTAGAGAATGGACAATAGAATGTCTATTCCATCCAGAGAATATACAATGACCCATTTAATGACAAACTCACAAAAGAATGATTTGAGGAGGATTGATCGAAGAAAAGAAGAACAAGAGAAAGAAAGAGAGGAGAAGAAGAGAACAAGATAGATAGATGCATGATGATAAGGGATCAATCATCAATCAATGCGCGATCAATCATCAATCAAGAATGATCTTGAATCATATCCAAATCAAATCACAATCGCTTAATCAATCATGATGATGAGAATATATCAATGGGCATAATCAAAGCGATTAAGATATCTGTATCGTATGGCCTAATACCCATGCCCCTATGCCCTACCCCTATGCATATATACCCCCTATACATGCCCCTATGTATATGCCCCTATACCCGGGTCCCTATGCCCGCGCGAGGGACTGATCCCAGGCATATACCGGCATGTATGCGCCCCTATACCCTAGCCCTATGTATATACCTCTCCCTATGCCCATACACTTGTGAGGACCCCCTCCCAGGAATGGTCACTGAGAGAGGGCCCTCGAGAAGTCAATATCGAGCCGTTTTGGGGAGCTTTTCTGCGTCGGCAACGCTGCCAGTGAAAACAGTCCCTCGGATGTGGCGGCGGTAGTAAAAAGAGCTTCCCATGCGAGGCTTGGGATACCCATCCTCAAGAATGAAGATGTCGAAGATCCGATTGTCCCTGACCGGGATGGTCTTGAGGGTGGCAGCGCGGCGGTTGCGTCGAGTGTTGTTCGTCATGAGTCAATTATACCTCCTCCACACCGAGCAGGCAAGGTCGACTTATGCTGCGAGCGCGGCCGGAGGCAACATCAGCCAGTGCTTGTTGGAAGCGTAGTTCGTCTGCTGATGGGTGTGGATCGTCCAGCCATGGGCCTCGAGAAGACGCATGTCGTTGAGCGAGTAGATCTTGACCAGCGGAGACTGACCTCGACGGATGAGCTTCCGAGCGGCCTTCTCTGCTTGCTTGATTGTTGCCTCGTCCCAGCCTTGCCGGAACAGCTGAACCATGTTAGCCATGATCGTGTCTCCTTTCTTGCTTGTTGAACCAACGGTAGGCTTTGAGCTCTCGGTCTCGGGACGGCTTGCCATCATCGTTGCGCCACTTGACCATCACGCGGCACTCAGGCCAGTGAGGGCATGGCATCTTGCTTGTTGTACCTGAGACGATGATCCTTGAGTCTGCCATGCCCTCACCTTATCACTCAGGCCGCCTCTTTCTCAAGGATCCGTACTACCCGCTCGGTCCCAAGCTTCTGGACCAAGTAGAGTAGCTTCAGTTTCGGCATCTCGGTGTCCTGGATGGCCCATGGGTGATTTGTCTCGTGCTTGGGCGAGATCGACCTGAGGAACCTCCTCGCAGTGCGATCGTCGACTCCAAGCTCAGTAGCGATATCGTGTGTTGAGAGTGTCATGATTGGCTACCCTCCTTCCTTATACCCAAGCTATCACGTAGGCGCGCCGATGTCAAGGCTCCGTGGCACAAAGGCCAGGGACGGGGCGAGAGCCAAGTGGAATGCTAGCTATCCTCTGTTCCTGATACCCCGTCAGAATGCTCCATACGCCCATACACACCCAAGCGCCCCACCCAGATGTGACGAACTGGTGGGGCCTTGAGTCCTGAGGAGGAAGTCCCGTCACTCAGGAGGCTTAGGGGAGAGTGACATGAGCCACATCTGCCAGATGATGTAGAGATTGAGGCAGCCGAGGGAGGCGAAGAGGACCAGCAGCAGGGTCATGGCCTCGAGCATGAGCTTAGGGGTCACTTCTCGATCACCACCGAGTCATGTCCCTGACCATTGCCCATGGTCTGAGCATCCCAGTAGCAGTTGTTCGAGTCCTCGGTCTGGCAGGGCGGGAGTCGATCTTCGAGGTGATCGAAGCCGATGTTAGCTCCCCAGACCCCCATCCCCGCGCAAAGGGCCCCGACCACGAGGCCAATGATGATGTTGTCCCAGCGGATGCGGAATCGAGTAGTCATGTCTTCAGCTCCTTAGCGAATGTTCTTGCGGGTGTGGGTGGTGCGACGAGTGCGGCCCTTGGTCGGGTCCCACCGCTGAGTCTTCAGCCCTCGAGCTGCGCGAATCAGTTCGGCGGTGACCTTTGGGTCGGTGTTGTTCGTCATGCATTAATCATACCATGGCAGTCAGTCAGACCCAAGGCCGATCTTGCCTTGACTTCTACCCCTCGGCCTCGGTATAGTGGAGGTATGACGAACACGATCAAGGCCAAGCACCTCACCCCGGGCACCCGAATCATCGACCCCGAGGGCAACGTTCAGACCATCGTCCGAGTCCGCATGATCGACTCGAGGCGGGTCCGCATTGACACCAAGGAGGGGGTCGCCCAGGCTGACCGGGATGACATCTTCCCCCTCGATGAGTGACCCATTCCACACCCAACTGGCTCGGGTGGCAAACCCGGGCTGGAAGGGCGTATGGCGGGGGCAACACCCATGGAGAATGCTAGCATTCGCCTCTGTAGCACCACCCCGCCAGACGGCTCTATAGCCCCGAGCGACACCGAGAGTGGACCCCCCGCCTGAGCGGGGAGCCCCTCCGGATCAGCGGTCGCGCATCACCCTCTCTTCCGTGAGATATGCGGCTTCGAAGCGGCGGAGTGCGGTGAAGAACGTGTCGAGAGTGAAGTTGTACCGTTCGGCGAACTCCATGAGCGATTCGGTGTCCATGAAGCGGAGATCGCCAGTGCCCTCGACTTCCCCATCGGCTAGCGAGTCGACGATGAAAGCCAGAGCGTTGGCGTGGTGGGTGCCCGGGACCGAAGTCGGGATGCGGTCGGTGTCGTTGTTCGTCATGCTTATATTCTACCACGGCTCGAGGGCGATACCCAAGGCATCCGACCAAAAACTTGAGCGCACACCACCCCGCCCCCGACCTTGCGGTCGAGAGCGAAGTGTGGTAGATCACTCGGCATCGATGGCGGCGAGATCTTCGGCGGTGGGCTCGAGCTCCTCGTCACCCTCGGGGGCATCGGCCGGCTCGTCCTTCGGCGCCTTGCGGTCGGCCTCTGCGGCAGCGAACTTCGAGAACTTGCTCTTGAGCGAGCGGATGTCGCGCTTCTCGATCGACCAGCGGCTGCCCTTGCCGGGCTGCTCGTCGGCGGGGGTGACCGAGCGGAGGAACTTGCGAGCGGTGCGCGCGTCGGTGTTCAGCTCGAGGGCGAGGTCGGTGACGGTGATGGTAGCCATTGGAATCAACTCCTGTTATCATCGGCAGGTTCGGTCCCTATCCTTAGGGGTTGTTCCCCCTGTCGATATGTATATTTAACCACACGTACCCACCTAGCGCAAGGCAGCACCCCAATTTTCTTTTGTCGGAGTTTCGTCCTAGTATCCCAATCGAACATCTGTCCTCCTTGACTCGCTCTCGATGGTGTGGTATTTGCGCGCGCTCACGCATATTAATGATGAGCGCCCTCGCCTTGACACCCACCCACTGCCTTGGTAGTATAGAGGCATGACGAACATCTTCAAGAAGCCGAACCCCACACCAGAGCATCACTATCGAGCAGTCGACGGCAGCTCCGTTCGAGCTCTCTTCGTGCCGGTCTCGGGTCAGATTCACCGCATCGAGATGACGTTCGTGACCGAAGATGGTGAGAAGGTCGTCATCGAGATGGAACACGACGTTGCGGCCAAGGTCATCGAGCAGGGTATCTCGGCTTACAACTCGATCATGAAGCCGCTCAAGATCTCGAGGTTCAATCCCTTCGGCTAAAGACTGGGGCCAGAGGCTCTCGGGGAAGCGCACCCGAGGGCTTCTCGGCGTGTACGCGGTTCTGAGGGCCCTAGTTGGCTACAGATAGCTAGCATTCGACATGGTAGTAACGCCGCTTCCTAGCCCCGTTGGGACTCTTCCCAGAGCTAAATCGCCCTCGACAGACAAGCCACGACAGAAACTTCCGATACACGTGGTTTGTTAGGGGCCCTAAGATAGAACACACGTCCCGGAAGTCTCTACGGACGGGAGACGACTCCGGCTAGAAGGTTTGTCCAATTAAATTCCAGAGGTTACATCCCTGAGAATTGCCATACGCGCACGGATGGGCGGGAGAAGAGTCTCTGAAGTTGGGACACATGACGGGAGAAGTCCAAAATAATTCTCGTCCGGCTCCGCTCCCGTTCCACCATAAAGTCAGATGGCGATGGATCCGATATCGAGAGTCCCAACAGCTCCAAACACGTTAAACCCTGCACGTGGTTACGGAATCAATCCCTGTGACCGAACACACAAATTCGATACCACCTAGACATCAAACTCGGATCACCCAGATTCGCCGGATAAACCCCTCTTCACCACTCAACTCCGAGACTATCCGTCAAGTCAGCGCCCACTCACTTCCTAGTACTCGTTCAAGCCATCGAAGTTCTGTAGCCCACTGCTTCCAGTCACGAACTTGCTCCAGAGTCCAACCGGTGACAGCCGAGATCAGTTGGATCTGAGCCTCTTCGTCAAGGTCCAGCTTGAATGTGGTTCGGTAGACTCCCCGAGGCCACCCTCCGCCATCTTGACCAGTGCTCCCTTCAGCCCCAGTCTGTGCTCCCTGTAGCCCTCCGTTAAGCCCCATGTCCTCCCCCCAGCCGCGGACCATAGTCGCACCCAGTTCGATTGGTTCTCCATCCAGCTGACCATCGATACCCCTAGGCACCAACCAGATCCTACCCTTGCCTTCCATCCTGCCCTCTTTCCTATCCCTGTCTTAGTCATACTTCTAGCCCCACCATCTAGTGGAGCGATGTGTTTCGGCGAGCGAACCGCGAAGCGGCGCGAGGCGAGACGAAATGCAACTACTCCGAGCGTGTGGTCGGGCGGTAGACCTGGTACTCCATTCGGCCATCGGCTCCCATCTGCATCGTTACTGCCCCGGCTAGCACCAAACCCGAAAGTTTCTTGTGAGCTGCAGACTTCGACAGCCCGATGTACTTAGCGAAGATGTCCAAGTGGAACGGCTTGCTACGACGAGCCATCCACTCAGCCACCTTTCCATCCGACTGAGAAGGTCGTCCTCGTCGCCTCAGAGCTCGCACCTCGAGTTTCTGGGGCTCGTACTCAGCATCTTCTAGAGCTGCAACTATACCTCCCATCAGTTGCTCCCGATCGTGAGGCGTTACTACTCGAAAGGAGATTACATATGCGGTCATATCAATAATGCTACTAAATATTGGCAAGAAAGTCAAGAATCTATGACAGATTCCTTCCAGGCAATTGGAAAGCATCCTACCGCGGGGTGTGAGTGCTACATTAATGAGATCATCAACCGTTAGGTGATGACTCATATGAGCTCACAGCTATGATCGCGCGCGCGTGAGGCTATATCACAAACACCGACTCTCCCTGCCCAGGCCCGGTGGTGGTCCACACCAGCCTGAGAATGTTGGCTCGGAAGAGGGCCTGGCGGCAATACACGCAGGGCTCTGAGTGGCGGGGCTCCCCATGAGCATTAATGCGGGCCACATAGAGGGTCAGGGCAGCAGGCTTGGTGTGGGGTGGTAATGACCGCAGAGCCATAATCTCCGCATGCCAGGAGGCATCCTGCTTTGGGTCGGTGACTGTGTTAGGGTCGGCCCGATAGGTGTTAACCCCGACGCCCACAATACGCCTGCCGGCAGCGATAACAGCACCATGCCGTTGGCGCATTGAGGACATGCTGGCGAGCCTCTGCGCTTGCTTGAGGTGCGACCGGTCGGCATTACTGAGGCTCATACTTAAACTTTCCACTGAGAATGCGGGAGACATGGGTGGTGCAATAGCCTACATCCTGGGCGATAACACTAATACCATGGCCCTGGCCGTAGAGCTCCCATACCCGCTTATGGGCGGCCTTGAACGGGGCCTGATACTTGGCTCGGTAGGCTCTTCTGTACTGATTCTCGGCCTCTCGACACTCGTCACGCCTACACCCTTGGACGTAGCAAGTCCTCGTGCCGTGAGTCATTAGTCCATGAACCAGAGCGGGTGGGTATTATGCCCGTGCAGAGCTCTTCTCAGAGCCGAGGTGCGAACCCTGAGTGTGTAGTTGCATGCCCAGTCAGGCTCTGGCCGATCAGGGTGTGGGACGCAGGCAAACTCGCGCCACCCGAAGCCCTTTCGGTCGAGGACGAGGAAGTGTTTGTGCACCCCGCCACAGTGATAGTTACCAGTCTTCCACCTCCCGGTAATCTCACTAAACCAAGGGGCAGTCCAACCATGACTCGGGTGAGGAGTAGTGATACTGCACGGCTTAAGAGCAACCATTAGTCACCAGTCCCTTCTTCTGCAGGCCCAAGAGCACTCACCAGATTCTGAGCGAGGATAGCCATGATGTTATCATCGGGAAGATCCCAGTGCACAACTCGGTCTCCCATGTGAAGTACAAGCCGGTTAGCCATTAGTCGAGCCACCTTCCTTGGAGTAGATAGTCCACACCATCCGGCATGAGCACATCGGCGATGTGATCCTTTGAGACATTCGCCTTACACCCATCGCACCAGGTGTGGTTCATCCGATGCTTACTCAGTAAGGCTATCAGTTCCTCTTTATCCATGTCAACCGCCCAGTGCTGCAGAGAAGGCAGCGATGGTATACCCCGCCAGCCCCAGGGCGATAATCACGGCGAGGGCAGTACCTCCGAGGATAAGGATCCAGTGCTTAAGCTTCATTGAAGACGCCTCCGTTGACCTTGACGAACAACTGATCCTGCCATCGCTGGTACTCCAGCTTGGCTTCGCCGGCAAGAGGCTCTTCCTCGATCAGGCGAACCTCTCGGTCGGGAAGCATGATGACGAGCCAGTTAACCGTAGCCTCATCGCCAATCTTAAACATGACCCAGCCGTTCATAGGGACCACATAGTCCGCCACAATCGTACGGTGGCGACCCGCGCGGGACTCGACGACATTGAACTGACGACTGCCCGGTCGGTCGATGATTGCGGTACTCACGCAGGCGTCCAAGCGTTGTCGACCTTCAGCATATGAAGAGCAACCACCTTGGCCTGAGCCACGGTCATCTCTCGTTCTGCCTCAGCGATGGCATAGTCGACAGCCTCTTCAGGAGTGGCCTTGTGAGCCGGCGTGTAGCCGACCACCCAGTGACTGGGCTTGACCTCAAGACCCTTGACCTTGTCCTGGAAGACGATGTAGCTTCGGACCTCAGTGGGGTTCTTTGCGCTCATGACGGTTCCTTAGTTGTGCGGGATGGGGTACGGGTGGTGTGGAAAGGGTGGCAGGGCGAACTCCTCTTCGGTGAAGAGAGGAGGCTTGTCTTCGAGGCCCTCAACCTCCCAGCTGACCACGAGCTGATTGCCCTTGTGCCCTGTGCTGAGCCTGCCGGTCTTGGCGCTCTCAGGCAAGTCCTGAAGCCATGAGATGAGAGAGGCAGCACTCACCCCATCGAGATGAATGATCGCCGAGTGACGAGTCATGCGAGATTCCTTCCTATCGAGCGTAGGGGTGCTTCCTAATCGCCCGATGATATCGCTATGATGAATGATTGAGGGGTCAGTAATTAGGCGTTTGAGACGAGCTTCCAGGTATTCGACCCATTGTCGTGCATCTCTCGCTCAATGATGTCATTGTTGAAGAGGCGGGTCATGCGCTTATGCACTGTCGATCGGTCCAGACTTACAGCCAGAGCAATCTCAGAGGTGGACATCCCGGTCGGGGATTCCTTGAGCAGATCCAGAATCTGGTCCGACTTCTGGTTGGATCGACGAGGTCGACGACCTGATCCACCCACACCACCTGATCGCGAGCCGGCTTGGTGAGTGTTGGTGTCCTCTTCCTCATTGCGCCAAGGGTTGACATTGGGCGTCCATCCTAGGTTGTTGAGTTCAGTCACTCGGTAGGCAGCCGCAGGGACAGTCTTGGACTCGAGATCCATACGGATATCGGTCATGCCCGAACGTGAGAGGTAGATGCTATCCTCGGCCCATGCGTGGTTAGCCACCGCGCCGAGCATGCGCTGACCAGGGCGACTCTTCTCAGATTTACCCATGTGATGGATGACCTGGATGGCGCAGTTGTACTTCCTCGAGAGGACCTTAAGCGGGCGGAAGATCTGCTGAGTCATGGCCTGACTCTTGTTCTCCTCAACGTCGCCCGCGGTCATCATGAGCGTGTCAATAATAACGAGTCGGTATGGCTCGCCATCCATGCCCTCTGCGAGCGTCTCATCGAGCCAAAGCTGCCAGGCCTCGTCTGAGAGAACAAGCCCCTGTTGGATGTACGCGTTAATCTCAGGATCGAAGGCCTCATCTTCCTCTGGCGGGAGCCAGTAGAGACCCGCTTCCTCGGCGTTCTTGATGAGCTCGAAGGTGTCAGTGCTCTTGTTGACCCAGATCTTAGCCGATCGGTTCTTAAGAGTAGCGGGAGGATCCTCCTCTTGAATATAAAGGACCGGTCCAGGGTTCTGAACTCTGAAGTGGCTGAGGAAATCTGCACCAGTGGAGACTGATAGCGCCATGTCAAGTCCAAACCATGACTTATAGCACTTAGGTTCACCAGCGATAAAGCCACAGGCCCCTTCCGTAAGAACTCCCTGGATGAGGTACTTCGGCTTCTTAATGTTCTTGAGGAGGAAACCAAGACGTTGCGGTGAAGCTCTCTCGATGTTCTCATCCTCGGACTCAGCCTCGAGTTTCGCGACGGTCTCATCCGAGCGCTTCGCAATGGCCTTGGAAGCTTCCGCGATGAGTCGACGGAGTTCGTCGTGGCGGTCTCGGAACTTATTCCAAACAGTGTCGCGTACGACCGATACGATCTCTGCTGTGCTAAGCCCGGCGTCAGCGAGGCATCGGATAAGATACCAGAGCTGATCGGACTTGTCCCCAAACGCCTCTCGGGCATTGAGCAACTCCCTTGCTCGGTGGTTAAGCTTGAGCTTCACCTTGGCGATAACAGCGAGCCGATCCACACCATCGATGTCGGAGGCGAGTGCATCCGTCAGCTGTGAGTCTGGCCCCTGACTGATCTCAGGTAGTTCTCTGAAGTCACCAGGCATGTACCTGGGGCCATCATGCCAGAGGATCTTACCCTGAGGGTAGGTCCCGTCACTCTTGAGGTACTCCGGCTTGTGGTTGGCGAACCCCGGCATGCGGAGCAGCTGCACCGTGTCCCACCCTGAGGCGTCAGCCCCAACATGGTAGGTCATGCGCTGGTTCTCATTGCCCGGGAAGGAGGCCCCGAGGAAGTCGCCCTTGGCAGCCACCCAGAGAGCCTGATAGCGACCAGGCGACGACTCCCAGGCGATGGTCGGCGGGTACTCATCGAGTGTGCTGGGATCGACATAGTCGAGGTCTGCCCAGAGAGCATGCTCCGTCATGGCGACGTCTTCACGCCGCATGGGATATTCGAAGAGCGACGTTGACCAGTACTGGTCGTGATTGGTGTGGGCGAGCAGGTGGTCGAGGATCTGCTCACGATCGCGAGGCCAGTAGAAGGCGGGGCCCTCATTGAAGCCTACACGTCGCTTACCAGTCTCGAGTTGCTTGTTGCGGTCGATCCAGGGGAAGAAGACATAACCAGCCTGCTTCTTCCCCCAGGCGTTGCTGATGAGGCGAAGAGCCTTCTCCGCGTCAGCCCTTGTGACCAAGGAACTCACTCAGCTCTCGGGTCAGCTTGAGGATGGCGGTTGCTTCAGGCGTGCCGCGGTCAGGGGCTCCGCTGCCCATGTACTTGGACTGTAGCCAGTTGATGACTTCCAGTCGCGTTGCGGTTCGCCCTTCCTGCTTGCCGACGCCGTGGCCTCGGTCGTACGCGGTCTTCTCACCAGGCGTCATCACCTTGGGCGGTCGGGGGGTCGGGTGGGCCATGTGGTCCTCATTTCGTGTTGCGTACTTGGCTGTTTCGTGTTGCGTACGTAAGCTGTTGCGTGATGCGTACTTCAGTAATCTTATTGATTGAGAATCAGGTTGTCAACGGCCAATATCTCCTGCCTTCCCTGCCTTGACGCTCAGATCCCTGCTTGATAGGGTGGTATTAAATAATTGCTCGCGCGATAGGAGCCCCATGGCCAATCACCTCACCATCCGAGACTTGCTCAGGGATGAGGACTACAAGAAGTTCTTCATGAAGATCCCAGTACTTCCTGAGCACTATACCCCTGATAGCAAGCCCTGGAAACTGATGGTGCTCAAGCATGGCGAGACTCAGTGGCGAGTGAAGCGGTTCGGCACCTACCAGGAGGCTTTCCAGGGTCTCAAGAAGATGCTCCCAGTCTGCGAGGATGCGGTTATCAACTGCCCAGGTCTTGACTTCCAGCCCCCGCTGAAGACGTTCAAGGTCAAGGGGAAGTTCCACACCACCGGTCGGCTTGCCGGTAAGCCAGTCCTCACCCAGAGAGTCTGGCGGCCCAAGCTCGAGGGTGACATGCCCACCCACAACTGGTGCCCCTACTGCCGGCGTCCTACAGTCTGGGGGTATTACACCACTCATCCTCAAATGACGCGCCAGCGCATGGGGAACTTCCGCCTGCCGCTCGACTCAACCCTGCTGCGGTGTGGAATCTGCGGGGCTAGTGAGCGCGTGGTCAACCTTCGTGACTCGCTCGACGCGCAGAACTGGCAGGTCCGCTGATATGGCACATACTTGGGTTCAGCTCAGCTACATGCCCGTCGTAGTAGAGAAGAACCTCGAGACTGGCAATCTCGACATCTACGCGAACAACCACTTCTCTGAAGATATGGCTAACGAGGAAGCAAAGCTGGGATGCTGGTTCTGCTTCGCCCCCCTCACGGTTGAGACATTCGATACCCCTTGTATCCCAGAAAAGATTGTTTCATCCCACCTTGACATGCCTGAGGCGATGTCATAAGGTTTAAGCATCACCACTTAAGGTGACACCCTTCCACACAATGCTACAAGGAGCGAAGAGATGGCGCTGTACACCAAGGCCGAGCTGAACAAGAAGAACGTCGGCGATCTGAAGGATCTGCTGGAGGAGCACGACATCGAGCTCGATGACGACTGGAAGAAGGCCGACATCGTCGACGCCCTGCTCTTGGTCGAGGGGTCCGACGACGAGCTCGAGGATGACGAGCTGGATGACGTCGAGGAAGAGGAAGACAACGAGGTCGAAGACGAGGAGCTCGACGACGAAGAGGACGACCTGGAGGTCGATGAGGTCGAGGAGGAGGCACCCAAGCCCGCCGCCAAGAAGTCGACCAAGAAGCCGGCCAAGGAGTCCAACGGCGACACGATGGCTGCCAAGCAGGTGGCGACCGAGCTGGGTACCGAGGCCAAGACCCTCCGTCAGTTCTTCCGCTCGCCGGCCTCCACGATCGAGCCGGTCGGATCGGGTGGTCGCTACGAGTTCGCCAAGGAGGACCTCCCCAAGATCAAGGAGGAGTTCGAGGCCTGGAAGTCGGCGCACGGTTCTCGCGGCAGCAAGCGGGCCGAGGGCGGTACCACCACTCGCCGCAGCCGCAAGAGCAAGGCAGCCGACGAGGTCGAGGAAGTCGAGGAGCTCGAGATCGAAGAGCTGGACCTCGATGACGAGGAGCTGGACGACGAGATCGATGATGACGAGCTCGAGGACTGAGCTGGCCTGACACCAAGAAAGCCCCTGACTAACCCTCGGGGGCTTTCTCGTTGTGTGTGTTACTCGACGTCGTCGAAGGTGATCGAGACATCCTTGCCGATGCGATCTTCAAACCACTTCTGAGCGCCTTCAGCGGTGAGGCACATCCGAACCTCGCCAGCGGGCGTGTACTTGGACCAGTCCTTGTTCTGCCCATCGCCAGGCTGACCAGTTGATCGCACGACCGGGGCGAGACTCACCCACATGTTGAGGTTGGGCACCTGCCCGGGGGCGGCAGACCCACTGACGACCTTCTCGATCTTCTGAACCCAAAATCTTGCTTTGACGGCCATGGCCGCCTCCTTTCCTAGTGGTAAGTGAGAAGCGGCCTGCACACCCGGCGTGACCGGCGTGTGATCCGATGATGCAATCATATCACGGCTGCGATTGAGTATGATGGCAGAGAGGCCGAGGTTGATCCCTAATCGCCCCGTGACCGGCGGCCCATTGATGACCGCTTCGTGCCTCGCGAGCGCTTAGGGAACTCCTTGCGAGGCCCGCGGCGATTATCCTTGCCGAAGCGGTGGAGGTACTCGAGGTATGCATCCCGGCACTCTTCAGCGATGTTGCCCGTGATGTACTCGTAGGCAAGGCTGCGGACGTTCATTTCTGATAGCCCTCGTCGCCATGCGAGCACATCTAGGACATACTGATCGTCACGCAGGGAGTCGATGGGAAGTGACGTATCAGCCACCTCAAGCAGACTCACTGAGCACCGCCTTGACTACGTCCAGAGCTTCCTGAGGCGAGCAGACAACCTGAGCTGCACCGCCGGCATGCTGAATCTGGGTGTGGACATAAGCCTGTCGAGGCGAGACGTTCCCCCGAGTGGTGGGAAGCTTGGTCTCCAGTCCGATGAACTTGCCCTCGGCGCAGCAGATGATGTCAGGCAGCCCCGCCATCATGAACTCACTACCGTGGACCTTGAAACAGAAGTAACCCTCGAGACGGAGAGCATCCATAATCTTACGACTAAGTTTCGCTTCGGGTTGTGCCATGATCCTCTCCTTTCCTGAGAAGCTGTCAATGAATTCTATGGGATGACTAGTCGGCATCGCAAGGACTTTTCCACACCCCATTCTGGTGGCGACAGGCCACTGCCCCCGAGATCAGGTGCTGGGGTGACCTTCTCGAGGGCAGTGGTGTTATCCCGCTTCCGGTAGCGGGAACCCTGTGATTACAGGCTGTCGAGGTCGAGCTCGTCGAGGTCGTCGTCGCTCAGCTCTGCGGGCTTCTTCTTGGCCGCGGGCTTCTTGGCAGCCGCAGCGGGCTTGGCGGCCGGCTTGGCAGCAGCCTTCGGCTTGGCCGGGGCCTCACGCAGGAGGGTACGGAGGTCGTCGTCGGTCTGCGACTTGCGAGCCTGGAAGGCGGCGTCACGCTTCTTCAGCGCGGCCTTGAGCTCGTTGCGATCCATCGCGTCGAACTCATCGCCAGACTCCTCCTCCTCTTCTTCATCTTCAGCCTCGTCGTCCTCGGCCTCCTCTTCGGCCTCGTCGTTCAGGTCGAGGTCGTCCTCCTGCTCTTCGTCCTCATCGTCATCGCTCACGTCGTCGATGTCGACCTGATCGGCTAGCTCGGCAGCCGGGAAGACAGCAGAGATGATCGACTTCTCCTTGCCCTCGAACTCGTCGTCCTCGACGGTCACACCGATGACCTTGTTGACGAGGCGGTTCACGTCCACCTTCATCTTCTTCTTGGGAACGACGAGGCCGGCCGCGATCAGCAGATTGCGCAGCTTCCAGAGCTGGTTCTCCTGCAGCTTGCAGTAGTACGGCAGGACCGTCTGGGAGTGCTTGTTGATCTTGATGCTCACCAGGTACTGGAAGATGTCGTCCTTGGCCTTGGCATCCTCGATCTTCGTGATCGTGGCCAGGTAGTCACCGGCCGGGATGCGCTTGGTGTTGAAGTTCCCCTGGTCCTTGACGTTGGAGAAATCAACAATCTGAGATGATGCCATTATGGTATCCTTGTCTTTAAGAGAGTAGGCAGTTAACTATATCGGATTGAGTTTGGAGTTCTAAGGTCAGCTTGCCTTGGGAGCGCTTTCCTTTCCAGTCCGAATGAGGCGAACCAGCTTTGGGATAGTCGGGTTCTTCACATAGTCGTTGAGCACGAAGTCAGACCGGTAACCCGTGTCATACTTCAGAGCCTCACCGATCCAGAGCCGACGTTCAGCCTTGCCAGAGGCCTCATCACGAACGACGTAGAGTCGCCCGATGACATCCACAATCGAGTTGGCAGCACCACGAACGCCGCGTGGCAGGTCAGGGATGAACATCGCATCGCCACCCCCGGCCTCTTCGTCCTCCTCCGAGTCGAATGATGACTCCATGCGCTCATTGGCAGTGAAGACAACGCCGATGGGGAGGGCGTGGAAGCGGGTGAGGAGGTCCTTCATGAGCTCGCCCGACTTACCATAATCGCGCTGCTGCACCATGCCCGGGATGCGATCCAATGACTTCTCCTCCTGCAGCTTCATGACATACTTCAGCGCCATGTTGGACAGCTTGGTCAGAGAGTCGACTACCACCCACTGGTAGGGGTGAGTCTCGTGACGAAGGTAGTTGTACGCGTCGTCGAGGTCCTCCCACCGGTTGATGTGCCAGACGTGGGGGTTCTTGCTCCTCATCTCTGAAGTGCCCAGCTCGGGATCGAGCACGAGGGTTTTCTCCACACCAGCCGAGAGGCCAAAGGTGGTCTTGCCCTTCTTGTTGCGCGCGTAGATCAGGAACTTGGGGAACCGCTTCTCGTCAGCCGGCCGACTGATCCGCTGAGCCGCGATCTTGGCGTAGTCCTTAGTGGATGCCATCAGAGGGAGGTCCGACCTCGGAGCGTGTTGACGTAGACGACCACGTCATCGATGAAGTTCCGGTGCTCGTAGATCCGCCGAGTGATGTTGGCGATGTTGGGATCCTTAGCAGTCGACTCCTCACCGATGACCGGCTGGGGACCATCGAACATGACCGGCGAGATCTTGTCTGCCAGCATGTACGTGGCCTCGCGCAGCTTCGCCAGCGAGTTCTCGACTGCATCGAGTGCCTCGTGCACGGTGGGGGGAGCCGCCTGCTCGTTGAGACCGAACGCTGCCTGCTCACGAGCATCGATCTTCTCGCGGATGAAGCTGGGTCCTGCAGCCTCGATGCTTGAGGTGTCTTTCATCCCATCGAAGACGGGAGTTCCGTATTCAGCCATTGTCTTGCCTTTCTTTGTGTTTAGATCTCGGTAACCAGCTGGGTATGCTTGGCGATCTTGTCGGTCAGGCCTTCCAGAGAGGTGTCACGGACCACGATGTTCGCGATCTCGATGACCTGACGAGGCACCTCCACCTGAGTGCTTCGGTTGAACTCGCTCGGCTTCTGATGAGCCTCGTTCACCTTGTTGATCTGGACCACCGCGGTGTAGTGCTGGGGTGCGTCTTCCTTGGGCATTACTTCTCCTCCTTGTCGAAACGACCTCGGTCGTCGTTGTAGTAATCGTTGGGGTCACCAACGGTGTAGTTCTGCTTGATGAGCGGTCGGAGGTTGCCCCCCATGAGCTCGGTAGTGCAGAGATCGGTGTAAGAGCATGAGAAGCTGCAGCCTCGATCAACCACCCGCTCGACCGTATCGGTCTCCGCGAAGTTGTAGTCGTGCATCCGCATGCTGGTGTGGAAGTTCTCCTTGAGCACCCGCGTGAGCATATCAGGCTTCTTCTCGAGGATGGTGCGTCGGAAGAAGTCAGAGGTCTGAATCTTACCGAACTCGTACTGCTGATTCTTGAGGCGGTTGGCCTTCTCGATATCCTGGGGACGAATCTTGAAGGTGTCGGGGTTCTCTGCCTTGTACTTCTTCAAAGCACGAACGAAGGTGGGATAGTCGGTGTCACAGGCAGCATCCGAAATGCGGTCACCCTTGACCAGCAACTTCGGGGTGGAGGGCGCCTTCCACTTGATGTAGTTCCAGATGAACCCCTGGACCTTGAGGCCATTCTGCTGAGCAGCCCAGAGATAAAGGGCCGACTGAGCATCGAGCAGGCGGAAGTTCTGGTCAGGTAGGGTCTTGTGAGTCTTGTGATCGACCAACCACAACCCGAACTGGTTCTCGATCAGGGCATCGACCTTGCCTCGATAGATGGTACCATCGGGCAGCTCTGCCTCGAGCGTCATCTCGTTCTCGACGTATCGCCAAGGGTCGTTCTTGTAGTGCCACATGTATGACTGCATGATCCTATAGATCTCAGTAGGCATGTCGCCATAGAAGTCCTTCTCCTCATCGAAGAGCTGGTTGAACTCATGGGTGAACTTGGCATGGAGCTCTTTCCAGTCATCCCCGTTGCCATGAGCCTCAAGAAGGGCATGGACCCAGGTGCCTCGCTTGAGAGGAGTGCCGAGTCGCTTCGGTTTGAGTCGATGGTAGTACTTGAACTCCGCCTGCTTGGGGCAGCGACGGAACGTCTTCAGCATTGAGTGCGTGCTGATGCGTGCGCCCTGGCCATTATTGGCCGAAGGGTCCCAGTAGACTCCTGGCTGAGAGGAGCCAATGTTAACAGCTGGCAAGGTCATGCTCCTTGGTAAGTGATAGTGTTACTATCCTATCACGACTCGGTGGGACCGTCAACCAACTCATGCCCGCTCTCCCCTTGCTCGCCTCTGAGCGTAGGTGATCGCCTCGCTGAAGGTGTGGAAGTACTTGGCTCGAGGTCGAGGGGCCATTCCCTTAGTCCAAGCAAACCAAGTCTTGCCCTGATTCCCCTGAGTAGGCATCACTCTCCTCACAAACCATCTACCTCCCGGTACCGGTCGCTTACCAGCAGCCTTAAAGGTTGGAGGATATTGCCGGCTACCAAAGGTCTTGCCTCGGGTGATGAACAGGACCATTACATCCTCCCGCACTTCTTGCAGAGAATCTCGGGGATTGCCTTGCCGGTATAAGCCTTCGACCAGTTGCGCGTGTCGAGCCCGCAGAGCGTGTCATCGAAGTTCAGAGTCTTGTGCTGCAAGGCCGGACGGCCGCTGCTTGTGCGCGCCAGCAGGTACATCATGCGGCGTTCCTGCCCTTCTCCTGGCTGGTCAGGTGCCAGTGACGACCTCGCTCGCACTTGTAGTAGCGAACCTCACCTTTGTCTTTCCACACCCTATCGGCGAGGGCGATCTTGGCGTCGAGTTCGGTTCGGAAGATGACCTTCTGCCGGCAAAGCTTCCTAGTCACAGCTTGGTCACCCCCGAGCCACTCTCACGATTGGCATAGTGAATGTAGCAGACGTAAGACCAGCCTGCACCGAAAACCTTAACCTCGTACTCTGCCGGTCGAAAGCAGAAGTCGCACTTGGCCATTGGATCAACCTCCCTGAATTGATTAGTGCTATAGCACCATCATATCAGCGGGGTTTAAGGGATCAAACATCCCTCACAACATTGGCGTGCAAGAAGTCGATCGTGCGACCGTGGATGAAATCTCGCCCATACCCTCGCTCGACAGCAGTCTTCTCGACCTGCTCGAGAGGCACGAAGTCGAAGGCGTTACAACTGATGCACTGACCCCGATAGCACCTAGCCGTAGCCTGGTCTGGAGGGCAGATCCTGCGGTGGGTAATGTTGCCTTGAGTCATGCGCCCTTGTACTCCATCTTGAAATCGTAGACCTGGTCGGGCGTAAGTTCTTTCTTATCGCCCCAGTGCTGACCGACTGCTACATCGGCAACGATCGGAATGTCTACTACCGTACCGAACTTCTTGTACACAAGATCCATATCCTCCATCGTGTCCTTAATGATGGGAAGTACCCTGCTCAGGTAATCATCGCGGATCTCGAAGTTGATAGCGTCGTGTACGAGGCCGATGCAGTGCGCGTAGTTATCCCAGTTGTACTGCTTGAGCAGTCGGTTAATCTCGATCATCGAAAGCACCGCGAGGTCGGAGGCGAAGCCCTGCACTGGCGAGTTGATCGCCTGCCGCTCAGCTTCAGCGCGCACCCCTTGATCGGGTGAGTAGATGTCAGGGAGGTGCCTAACGCGTCCTAGCGGGCTCTGCACCCTGCCATACTCATTGACTAGTCGTCGCTGTCGGGCGTGCCATGGGAGGAGCTTGGGATAGAGGTCGAAATAGGCCTGTCGTGCAGCTCGAGCTTCGTCCTCGCTGAAGACTGTACCATAGTTTTCGAATGCAGTCTGGATGAACTTCCTCCAGCTCATGCCATAGAGGAAGCCGAAGTTAACCGGCTTACCGATGACCTTGCGAACCTCCTTGGTAACCTGACTCTCAGGCACTCCGGTAACTCGTGCAGCGGTTGACAGGTGGATGTCAGCACCAATCGAATAGAGGTGCTTCATCGTTGTCTCGTCAGCGAGGAATGCCGCGATCCTCAGCTCGATCTGAGAATAGTCACTTTCAACGAAGGTCCAACCCGGAGGGGCCCCGAAGAGACCTCGGATGAATGGGTCTCGCGGGACTTGCTGCAGATTGACACCCCGAAGCTTACCCCTAGTACCGGAAACCTTATCAGCATCAGCCTTACCCGAACTAAGCCTACCCGTGACTGTTCCAGCCAGCTTGAATGTTGTGTGGATACGATGGTCCTCATCATACAACTCCGCATACGGGTTGAAGAAGCTTGAGATGTGCTTCTGTGCAGTTACTCGCTCGAGCATGTGCTCAACTACTGGATGCTCCCCCTTGAGCGCCTCGAGCACACCCTCTCGCATGCTTGGGTCACCTCGCGAGCCATCTTGCTTGGGCTTACCCCACTCGAGCTGGGGCAGGCCGCACCACTCGAACAACATCCACTTGGCAAACTGGGAGGCGTTGTAATTCTCAGCCCAAGGAATGCGCTTGTCACCCGACTTGAGATGCTTGATCGTGGCAGGCCATTCGTTGCTCTCGATGGGCGGCAGGGCGGCAGCCTTGCGGATGCGCTCTTCGATGTTAGCGAGGTTCTTCTCGGCTTGAGGCTTGCGCTCCTTGAGGCGATTAACATCAATCCACACCCCCCTGAGCTCGGAATCGATGAGGTCCCGCTGCGCCGGCATCGTCTCGAACTTGAAGATCCTGGCGAGTCGTGGCTGCTCTGCTAGTTCCTCGACCAGCTGTTGCTTGATCCAGTACATGTACCAGGTATCAAGAACATTGTAGTGTAGCACATCGGCGATGGGGTAGTTTAGCAGGTCCCCAGTATCGATACCCCATGGCTCAACACCAAGGCGCGCCATCGCCTGAGGCTTGAGACCCTTTTGGATGTTCTCATTCATCAAATGGATGGCGAGCATGGTATCGAATGTGGGATAGAGCTTAACCCCATACCAGATCAACCACTTGCAGTCGAAGCTAGAGTTGTGCGCGACTACTCGCTTGACATTCTTGGCTTTCTTGCCAATGAACTGAAGCACCCTCTCCCAAGCAGACCGCCATGGCGACTGAGGGTGGAAAAGGGGTACTGCGAAGACTGCCCGCTTCTTGTTACCGAAGCTATCGATCACTACGCATGTCGCGGCGAGTGAGACCATCTTGGAGTCAGCCTCGTAATACTCACCCCTGTTTGTCTCGATGTCGATGTAGATCTCATCGGTCATCTCGAGAATCTTGCCGACCTTGTCAAGGTTCTCTTTGGTGTTGGCGATGATGTACTTAGGGTCAGGGATACCAGTGGTACGACCCTTGGTCCGATTGACGAAGAGGCGAAGGTCAGCGACATACCCCGGCTTAAGCCCCGGGTTGCGCTTGACTGCTGAAGGCGAGATGGTCGACATGACCACTGCACCATCGGGCCGGTCGAAAGCGCGACCTCGATACTTGGTGATTCCTGACTTGCCTGTAGTCGCGATCAGGGCTTCATTACCCAACGCGAGGATGTAGTCAGGCTTCACCTGCTCGAGCTCGGGCGCAAGATACTCGAGGGCGTGATCCTTCAGCTGCTTGTTGGTGAGCGAGGCATCGAAGTCCCGGCACTTAATGACCGGGGTGAAGTAGATCTCACCTACATCCAGGCCCATACTAGTAAGTTCTGCTTCGAGTGCCTGCTGGAATGACCCTGAGTTCTTGCGGTTCGTGACCACCACGATATCCGCATTCTTGGGTCCCTGGGCGAATGACTCGACGTCGTGATCTCCGCAGATGAGGCACTGGTTGTCAAGCGAGATCGTCATACTGCTACCCTATCGCTTAAGTTGACTGATGTCAAAGACCTTGATCCCTACCGCCTTCAGTAGGTCGATCCCTTCCGTAAGCCTGTAAGGCTCTTGGTATATGATCTTCTCCACACCAGCATTAATCAGGAGTCGCGAGCACCCCAAACAGGGTGCGTGGGTGCAATAGAGCGTAGTTCCTCCAAGTGCAATTCCCTCTCTCGCGGCGAAGCCGATAGCATTGGCCTCCGCGTGCTGAGCGACACTACAGGCGCCATCACCGATTGAGACCTGGTTGCCGTCGAAGTAGACTCGAGCTCCGAGGGGAATCTCGAGACTCTGGGGGAGCCAGACAGGGTAGAACTCATCTTCGATGTTCCAGCCCTGAAAAACAACATCGTCATGGCGACAATGAACAACCCCGCGAGGTGCTCCATTGTAACCCGTCGCGACGATCCGCCCGTCTTTCGCGAAGACCGCCCCGACCTGCAGCCTCGAGCAGGTACCCCGCTTCGCGACGAGCTGGGCGACTTCCATGAGCATACCTTCACGAGTAATCCTTTGTGTGTTCATTGTCTTTCCTGAGTTACTTTGACCTGAACTCGCTCGCGCGAGCCATCGGGCATGACCTGGTGGAAGATCATCTCTTCCCCAGATGTCCATGACTTACCAAGATCTCTGGGCCTCACTTCCCAGATCAGCTCGATGGTTCTCATGGTATCAGTGCCCGAGACTCCATGACCAGCTCATGATAGCTAAGAGCATTAGCTGCTACATAGTAATGGCGCTCCTCGTCACTGCTATAGCAGACCGAGTAGCCGTTGACCACCAGAACTGCTTTGTTGGGCTTGACCCCTGCGAGCAGGCAGACTACGCAGATCATTAGAACCAGATCCTATCCTGAGTCTTCCAGAACTGGATGAGCGCCTCATCACCCTCGAAGATGTGCATGTTGGCGGTGTGGAAGATGAGTTGACCGACCTGCAGTTCATCCTCAGGCGAGGGGTAGGCCCCCGTCTGGTGGTAGTCGTTGAGGTACAGCTGAGCGTAGTGATTATTGATCCGCTGAACCACCCACTGCGCGAGGCGCATGGCCATGAAGATGTCATCCTGGTAGTGACGCAGCAGATCGGTCGACCGCATGAAGTAGGAGATGTCCAGCTTGCCATCCCGGATGATGAAGTGGTAGCCGAGGGTGCACGGTACTCGCTTGCCATGGACAGCCCCAGTATCCTCGGGGAACCAGATGGGGAGGTAGGCCTGCCGAGTCATGGGCGACTTGATGAGCTGGTTGACTACATCGTCCAGATCACCATAGTCGAATCGGATACCGTGAGCGGGCATAGCCGAATCGAATCGCTGACCCGCCCACTTCGGCCAGATGCGCTCGGGATAGGTGTGACTGAAGGCGGCACCCTCGGACTTGTGCTCCTCGTTGGTACCTCCATCGGCCGACTTCTTGCGGAAGGGCCACCACTGCTCACTCGGCGAGGGGTTGAGCGGCTCACCACTCACTCGCTCGAGGAAGTGATCCTCGGCCCAGGGCAGACGAGCCCCGGTCATCTCGCCGGCCTGCTCGATCGTCTCGGCGATGGGCATGTCTACCACCACATGCAGCAGCTCGTGCATAGGCGTGTCGATCTTCTGGCTCTGCCACTCGCCTACCTGAGTCAGATCGGTGTCCAGCAGGGCTTCAGTCAACTGAACGAAGTGCTGTCGGAAGGTGTTGAGCGGCGTCACCGTGAATGCGTTAAGCAAGGTTCTACTCCTATTGATTCTATATGCTTCTCTGGGCGTCTCAGATTAAGCCGGTGGGGTCATTCTGCAAGGCGGATCTGGGCGATATCCATACAGGTCTGACATATGGGATGAAGCACTGGTTCAGACTCAGGAATCCACTTATGACCGCAGAGAGCCGTCAGCTCTAGACCCTCCGCCTTGGCCCTATTCACCCATGCCTGAGCATTGTCCTCCTCGTCAGGGCAGTCCACGATATGCGTGAGCTTACTGTGGTCCTGAGTTGTGAGAAGGTCTAGCTCCTCAATGGTTGATGAGTCAGTCATCGTCGTCTCCATCCTCGTCGTCATCCCCGCCCACGAAGGGCTCACCGTATTTGCGGTCCATCGGCATGCCGATAGGCGAGAAGTCAAGGCTATCAACTTGTACCGAGGGGAGCAAGGGGTAAGCCTTGAAGAACTCCTTCTGCTCGCCTTCCCGAGGACCCTTCTTGTAGAAGCTCCAACCCTCAAAGGTCTTGGCATGCTCGAGCCCGTACACTTCGGTGTGGAATCGACGCACGATTCGACGGAAGGTGTTGTAGGAGAAGTCGCCATAGGTACGTCCCGTAGCATCCTCTCGAATCACCTTCTGAAGCCACTTGCGTGAGAGCTTGATCGCCGGGTGACTCAGGATCTCCCTCTTGTCTTCCACACCAAGCTCAGCCGAGGGCGCGATCAGGAGTCGGCGGTAGTGATCCCGCAGATTCCGGTCCGTGTTGTTCAGCATGTAAGCCATGGACTTGAAATTATGCCACTGAATGGCCTGGTTCACCCAGACGAACTTCATCTTGCTGAGCGGGATACCTAGTTCCCTGGCGAGGTACTTCCCCACCATATAGGCTACTGAGACGTCTAGAGCTCCGATATAGCCAAGGTACGACGTTCGGCTATATAGCGTGATCTGAGGAACCGGAAGGGCCTTGTAGGAGATGTTGAGCATACAACTTCCCCAGGACCGAGTCTCCTTATTCGTGTGACCCGTAGCTGCCCCGCCTCGGGGCTTGACGACCTTGGTTCGGAGGACGGCGATGCCTCGACCCTTGGTGCCGATCTTGGATGTGATGCGACCAATCCAGGCCTCCAGGTCTGCGGGATCGATGTACTGACGGACCATCATCGACCAGCGAGACTTTGTAAGCCACGCAGACTTGAAGTCGAAGTCCCACTCCATCGAATCAGCTTCGGCGATGATATCGTGAATTTGTACATCCACGGTCGAAATAATATCGAGGTCTTCCTCGGTACCGTGAATGAGACTGGTCGTGAGCTTGTCGTAAAGCTCTGTCATCGTGGGGGCGGTGTAATGCCTCATCGGGGCTGACCCGACTCCACCGGGGTAACGATGCCTCCGGCTCGACGGAAGAGCGACTGCTTCTGATCGCACCAGAAGAGCCCAGGGTCCCCCTCGTTCTCAGCGCAGATCACAGCGTCATCATCTAGAGCCCTGTTGCAGCCGGGGCACTTGGTGCTGACCCCATCGTACCCCTCCTCCTGACGCTTGGCGTTCTTCTCATGCTTGGCATGGTACCGGCGCATGACCTCAGCCGCGTCGTCGAGGCCGAGCACCAGAGCGATGTTCCCCATGAAATGGAGCATGTCGATGAACTCGCCTCGAGCAGCCTCGAGATTGATGTGCCGGGACTTGGCCCAGGGCTTCCACCCGATCTCACCGAGGAGCTCGTGAGCCTCATCCTCCAGAGCCGTGACGTTCCAGTGAAGGAACTCGATGGCCTTCTCTCGGTAGTCCGCAGCCTCGATCTCATCCCCCGGAGTGTTGATGGGGAGGCCGGCGTAGCCGTCGAAGAGGTCCAGGGGGTGAGGGCTTGGCATCTTGCGCTGAAGCTCGCTCTGGCTGTCGAGCCAGTCCTGAAGATTGTCCTTGGCGATATCGACGATGTGTGTCATGCTGCAGCCCTCCGAAGGCGCTCGTTGTACATGCTGAGGATCAGGCCGGCCCAGCTCTCCTCAGTAGAGCCGTCGGTGTAGTCGTGAAGGAGCGTGAACTCCGGGTAGTGCAGCAGGTCGTGGGTCGCCCGCTGAAGGTAGGCTGTGTAGATCGGACCCGACCACTCGTAGACCTCTGCGTTGTCATCATCGTTGGCCAGGTTGGCGTTGACCACCTCGAGAGGCGGGATGGAGTAGATGATGAGCGGCTTGAGCGCGTAGAATCGCTCGGTCATCCTCCACACCCAGCTGATGTCGTCGAAGCCGGGCTCCTGCTCAGCGCGAAGGATCGGGCCGTAGATGAACTCGCTGATGAGGCGGTGACGATCGAAGATCATGTTCTGGAAGCCCAGATCGACATTGTCCTCAGTCCAGACCTTGAGATCGACCATCGCCTTGGCCTCCTTGGAAACCACCCGCTCAGCGATGGGCAGGCCGCTCAGAGAGGCGAAAGCCTTGGCCAGTGTGGTCTTGCCCCCACCATCGGGGCCCTCGAAAATAATCACTTTTGTTCCTCTTTCTTCTTGAGTAGCAGTTTCCCGAAAGCCGCGCCGGCAGCATGGCCCATCTCGAGAATCTTGTTGTTGCTCATGGTCTTGAGTTCCTCGGCATTGAACGGAATGCCCAAGTCGAACTTCTCGTCTCCGACAGTTGCCTGGAAGTAGATCTGATTACCCATCAGTACTCCTCAGTCATGAGCCAGACGGTTTGCTGGCCGGTTTCTTCGTCGGTCTCAACCTTGATCTCCTGGACCTGAGACATCAGGCTCGAGTTCTTGTCCATCACCATGAGAGGTGCTCTGGGATCGACCTTGCCGTCGATAAAACCCCCTGAGATCTTAGAGATCTCTGAGGCCAGGTTGCCAATTAGATGAAGCGCCATAAATCTACCTTATCTTATCTACTGTCTGTGGTCAATAGCGAGATTCACGCCCAAACGCAGAAGACGCTCAGGCGACTGGATCATTTTCTTACCAATGTCCCCATCCTCGAGCAGTGTCTCGTACTTCACTTCATCAACTGTGCCACGAGCGAGATAGAACTCATGGAACGTTGGCTTATCACTCAGGGCGATGCGGTCTGAGAACTGTCGGAAGTTGACCCATGAGGATGGGAGGCTGTACCACTGCATAATGCTAGCTGCCGATAGATCGATAGCCTCGCCAGCAGCCGCAGGCTGACCGATGAAGATGGCGCCTCCAGAAACCTTGGAGAACTGCTTCGGGATAGGCGCGCGGTCCCCCTGCTTGATGCCTCCATGAATGGAGAAGGTAGGTACTTTGAGCTTCTTTCCGAGAGCTTCGAGTCGGAGGATGTCTGCCTTGAATAGTGCACCGATGACTACCTTTTCGTCTGCTTCCATAAGATCCTCTAGACGATCCTCAATTGCCCGGAGCTTCTCTGCCCCTACAACTACCAGTCGACCTTTCGGGTGTTCCTTGGTCGGTGAGGTGGTGGTGATCCCGGACGTGATCTGCTGAAGTCGGAGGGACTGGACCAGACGGATCGAGGCCTCAGTGATCTCGCCTGTGTGGATACGAGCCACCATGTCCTCCGCCATCTGGTCATACAACTCAGCTGACTCCTCAAGGTCGACGTGAATGATCTGCGTCGTCTGAGGTGGGAGGTCATAGCATTCCTCTCTAGTAATGCTGAAGGAGTCTTCATGGACAAGGGCATGTAGTTCGTCCTCGTTGCGACTACCTACCCACTTCTCATAGCGATCCTGAGCAACCCACCGACCATATCGATGCTTGAACTCGCTGAAGTTGAGCCCCCTGAACCGGTCAGGGTTAAGGAACAGCCACTGGCTGTAGATGTCGAAGAGTCGCTTGCTCTTGGTGACCACCGTACCAGTTAGAATGACCCGATAGTCAGCGACCTTGCCTAGAGCATGAATCGCCGTTGACTTCTTGGCGCTAGGAGACTTAACTCGGTGGCTCTCATCAAGAATAATGAGCTGAGGCTGCCAGAGCTTAATCTTCTTCATGATGTCGAAGCGACCACCTCGTCGCCCTCGCACCTGATTTCCCGCCTTGTCCAGGTAGGGCTCACCTTTCTTCGGCCCGCGCATGTGAACCCGGAATGCCCCTGGTGTGGAAAGGGCATCGTAGTTCATGATGACGATGTCGAGAATGTTCTTGCCGTAAGCAGGCAAGTCGTTCTTCTTGCGTCCCTTGCTATCCCAGACCGTTACTCGGTAAGGAACTGGGCAGTTCTCGGCGAGCTGATCGATCCACACCTGAATGGCGACGACGGGGCCGACCACCAGAACCCGATTGACTCCATGATACTCATGCATGACTGCAGTGAAGTCTACCGCCACCTTGGTCTTACCGGTTCGTGGCTCCATGAGAAGCGCCCCACCCTCGTTCTTAAGGAGGAACTTGAGAGCCTGGACCTGGTGGGCGTACGGGCGCTTCTTGAACTTATAGACCCTCGGTGTCATCTATTGTTCCAATACTCCATTGACTGAGGCCCTGCGGAGATACCGCTAAGGCTAGAGATATAGTGGATCGCCTCGAAGTCACTCCCGCGCTGGTTGTGTTTCGCCATCCACTTCGGCGGTTTAATGATATCACGAGGTTTAATCAGGTTTACCAACCCTGAGAGTGCGCTGCTCGGTCGACCACATTCCACACATACCCACCAGCCGAACTTGCGGCCTCGCTTTAGCGTCGAAGTCTGAACCTTAGAGGTGACATGTTTGTCGGGGTCGCACTGACAGTAGTTGGTGGGCTTGGCGAAGAGGCCGACTACTCGGAATCGCTTTCCTGCCCGAGTAGCATTATCAATCTGCGCGCGTAAGGAGAGGGCCTGGGCTTCATCATCGAACTCCAGGAGCAGATACCGACTACCCATTGGTTGTCACTTCCGACCTCTCATCGATGGTGCAGTTCTTCAGGGTTACACCCTTGCCGAGAGTGATGGCACAGGCGTTGAAGGCCACATTCTCCACCACCCCGTCATCTACAAAGACGACGCCATTACTGATGGTCATTCGTTCAGCCACGAGCGGCTTCTTTCTTCCATGAGCACTTGGTGCAGAACCAGATGATGGGCTTGACCACGTCGATGTCCACCTCGAGCTGAACCAGGAGGTGCTGACCCTTGCAGTTAGGGCAGTAGTCAAGGAGTTTGATGCGGCGTTCCATACCTGTATTCTATGACACTGAGAGTGCCGCGTCAAGGCGGGATGTCATTCTCATTCCTCCTTGACAGCCTTCGGCGATAAGTATATAGTAGTACTTGCATCTCGCTCCAGATGAGCCCCCGTGACTAGTTTTAGTTACACCACCACAAGAAGAAAGAAGAACAACATGGCTGTTAAGGCTGCTGCAAAGACGAAGGCCGCTCCCGCGAAGAAGGCCCCCGCCAAGAAGCCCGTCGAGCCGGCTGCTGACGCTGCGATCTTCGGTGTCTCCGACGTCGCCGATCTGATCCAGGTCCGCACGGGCAAGGCCGTCAAGACCCGCGATCTCCGCACCCTCCTCCGCAAGATGGCCCGCGACGGCCGACTCGACCGCGAGATCGTCGCCGGCAACCGCGAGCGCTGGACCTGGAGCGGCGCTGAGGACCCCGAGGTCGAGGCGATCATCGAGGCCTACGAGGCCGGCGAGCTCGAGGCCGACAAGCAGGAGAAGCTCGCTGCGCTCAAGGAGCGCAAGGCTGAGCAGCGCGCCGCTGCGAAGGCCGCCAAGGAGGCCGAAGAGGCCGACGACGAGGAGCTGGAGGAGGAGGACTAAGTCCTTCGCCCAAGGCGCCTGTACAACTCCCTGCCCCCTCTCGAGGTCAACGATACCGACTTCGATTTGGGGGCAGGGTTTTGTGTGCGCGCTTGATATGCGCAGCCGATAAATGACTCGACTCACCAGGTGATCGGCGATTCTGGCCTTCTCCTACAAGCAGTCAGGCCATCTCAACGATCATTCAGCAGGCGGTGCAGCGGGGGGCTGCGCTTCGGGAAGAGTTTCGAGAGCAGTCTTCAGGTAGGCATCTAGCACACCAGCCGGATCCACACCAGCGGGCGGAGGGGTTGCCTTGATGTAGTTCTCGCGGTTCGTGTGAGCGTACGTGTAAACGTAGGCCACTGTGCTGCCGTTGGCGACATCCGCATTGAGCAGTGCCACATAGTTGTTCTGCACAACCGAGGCAGCATTGGGGATGCCCATCATCTCGGCTTGAGCGACGAACCTAGCCATAAGCTCAGCATCGCCTCGAGCAGCCCTGTAATCAGCAGTTGAAACGTCAGAAGGCATTAGTTTCTCCTTGTTTTCTTAGTTAGAAACCAGCGGCGGTCCCATATATTGAACATAGAACTCACCTCCCAGTGTACCAGCGATATTTGCCCTCTTATGGATAGCAAGGCTACCAACCCAGCATCGTACAAAAGCAATATCGTTAGCCTGGGCTAGATAGCCATCATGCTCTAGAGACATGACCGCTAGATAGCTACCATCCAATGTGTACTTAGAATCCCAGACATTGTTTGGACTAGAGGAAGGTCCCAGCATTAGATGGAAAACGCATGTACCAGAACCATTAGTTAATGTAGTCTTGGCAAAGACTCTGTACATGCCAGCAAGCTTCATGGTGATAGCTCCAGTGCTATCATCGTAGCTTAGAAAGAATGAGCCACCTACTCGACGTGAGAATCCAGTTCCTAGAGTTCCCCATCCTCGAACATTCATGGGAGAACCGCTTGAGGCATTTACCGTAAACTCAGCAGTGGGAACTAGCTCGATAGTCGGACCATCACCTCGAGGATACCACCCCACTGGCGATCCAGTAACAAGCCCCCGGACAGTAAGTCCCGTGGTGCCATTTACTACGTAGTACTGCTCTTCCCAGCCATAATCGGTGTTGTACCAGACTGGCTGGAGGTTGGCTAGAGCAACCTGGTTGGCAGTCGAACCAGGATCGCCGAAGATGGCATCCCGCTGAGCAGTAGTTCCCTGCAGAAGTACTCGGCCATCCTTCACGTACATGAAGTCAGAGGCGTAGATCTTACCGAGAGCGTCAATCGCCCCGCGCTCCCAGTACTTGCCAAATCCCACACCCTGACCAGATTGGCCGAAGTGGATGAAGACCTGACCGACGGCGATTGTGGCGATCAGGGTGGTGGTAGCAAACTTGTCCAGGAAGTCAATGCGGATCTCCCAGGCACTCTCAGGGCCGTAGCTAGAGATGGGGGTTAGATCGGCATCGATGACTGTACCACCGGGAGTTAGTGACAGCTTGGAGGTCCAGGTAGTTCCACCTCGGGGTCGAGACCAGATCTGGTAGCTGATGGCGTTCTTCTGAGTACCATTGACCAGCGAAGAGATGGTTCCCTTGAGGTGAACCTTAATGTAGGCCCCATCTTCCTGAGCTACACCTGCCGAGTTGGTGCGGATCGCCACGGTACCATTCAGGTCGATCAACGGTACTGCCCAGGCAAGTACAGTCACGTTCTTAGTGACTACCCGAGACTTACCTCGAGAGTCAGTGACTGTGATCTTGATCGGTACCGTACCGCTAATCCCGATCACATCAGGAGTAGTACCGGTCTGAGCATTGATAGTCTGCCCAGCCACCTCAATCTTGTATCCGTTGGAAGGAATGGTGGCCCCATACTGTGGCGTTGCAGTGTTAATAGTCACCGTAAGCTTAGATAGCTTCTGAACATAAGCACCTACCGTAGTAGCTACAAGAGGCACTGCCTCAGAGTCAGTAATCTCAGGTACGGCAATGGTGGGAGCAGTAGAATCTGGGGCTCGAAGGTAGAAGGTGACGTCGGTCTGACCGATGTAAGTAGTTCCACTATAGGTCACCGTACGGATGGTGCCGTTACCCTGGGCGGCATTGGGAATCTCAGTGAGGAGGCTAAGAGGAGGTGTCCAAGAGGCAGTCTGACCAATGCCAGTGCCCACCGACCCCGACTGACTGCCAAAGATCCACGTGATGTTGTGGGTGAACCCCGAAGAAGCCCTGTTGGTGTTGAGGGACATCACCGTACCGGCATCGAGTGTGCTCGGGCTCAGGGTGGGTGTGGAGGCCCGAGGGATGGTAGTAAGACCCATTGATCCCCAAGCAGAGGCAGTACCGATACCATCACTACCACCATCGATGTAAGACGAGAAGCTAATGCTCCTGGTACCGTCTGCATTGTGACCGATGTTGAGGGAAGTACCGGCGAGATACAGCGAGTCATAGTTACGGAAGTCGTAGCTGAAGTTACCACTCCAGACGTTACCTTCTACGTTAACTGACCAGTAGCGGTCGGGGTCATACCAGTAGGTGTCATAGCCACCAGTCTGAACAATGTACAGCCCCCAGCTAACTGACGAGTAGTTACCAGGAATGCTCTGAGCACCCTGGCTAACGTATAGATCCGATCGGAAAGGTCGGTTGCTAAAACCGCCAGATGCTACTGCCATTACGTAACCGCCCTCATAACAGTTCCGGTGGTGTGTCGTTGGAACATATGATTACCGAGAAGAACCTCGTCACCAACGAAGCGCTTAACGAAAAGCGTTCCAGAGTTCCAATATGATACTACTGCTCCGGATTCCAGAATGTCAATCTCGTTGCTCTTGATGAGCATCTGGTAGTTTGACCCTGGCTCACTCATTGACAGACCGTCAGGGCCAAATCGATACCGAGTACCAATCTCTTGCACCTGACCAGTTAGCTGGCCCGTTTCATCTTCCACACCTTCCAGGCGGGTGACGATGATGTTTACTGCCTCGTTAGATGAAAGGTCGAGTTCCTGACCGAAGGTTGCAGTAACGTGTCGGGCCTCGATAGTACCGGCCTTAACCGAGTTACCAGTAATGGTGTCGGCAATGATATCCGCACCATCGATACCCACCACTAGTACGCTCTGAGCGATACCGGGAGCAGACTCTCGACCTAGCACATCGACGGCGATGGCGTAGAACCACATGACCGAGCCGATGAACGAAGGCATTGAGACTAGAAGGCGGTCGCTACCTCGAAGCACTGAACCAATCAGCGAGTAACCCCCAGTTTGGGTGGTGCTCATGTAGACATCTAGCTGACGGAAGTTAGGGGGAGCGGGGGCGTCCACCGCAGAGTCTAGGTTACCGTCCCAGATAATCTCTACGTTACCGTTGGCACTCGAGAGGATCATGGGAGTCGGGGGGTCTAGGTTTTCTGCGGGATAGGCAGTGGTAATGTTGGCGGTGTCAGACCATTCCCCGGTACCTACATCCGCAATGGAAGCTCGCACCCTCACCAGATGAGGCGTCTGCACCTGCAAGTCGTCGAATGATAGGGACAGCGCCTGAGTGAGTGGCAGAGCGCGCCAGGCTTCGCTCGGATTGTTCGGCCGATATTGCACCTCATATCCGACTGCGAGACCGCCCAGAGAAGTGCCATCGATATCGGTCGTCACTGCATCCCATGAAACCTGGATAGAAGACTTTGGCAGGTGACCCAGCCAATACCCGAGAGTGCCCAGCTGAACGTTGGTGACCTTGGCCGGAGGGTTGGTCGGATTCGGTGTGGGAGTTCCGCCATTGCCTGCGTCAGATACTGAGCCGCGCACGATGCCGCGCATACGGCGAGCCTGGCGGGCGAGGATCGACTCGAACTTGTCGTTCAGAACGAAGGTAACTCCCCACTCCTCAGCGCCCTTGACATCGACTGAGATCTGGAGCACCCGCATGGTCTCATAGGTGTCTTTGCGGTTGCGAGCCTTGACGTAAGTACCAGCCTGGAAGTCGACGAGCGGCTGCTTCTTCATGTCGACTGGAAGGTACTTACGAGTGTATGAGATTCGCTCTGCAGATCCAGCCTCGAGCTCACCCTGGATCATGAGGTCAGCAGTACCGGAGTCAGTAACTCCACCCTGATTGATGAAGACCAGGTTCTTGCCCCAGGGAGCAGGAGCACCAGGGTTGTCCTTGATCCAGGTCTTACCATCACCACGAAGGATGGCCTTGTGCTTGAGGCCTTCGATTGTTCCGTTGACTGGAGCCTCAGTGTTACCAGATCCCCGGCCCTTGTCGAGTACTACGGTGAGATCGGTCTGTCCGAGAACAGTGTCTGAATTGTAGACCTTCAGTACTCGACCATCGAACCACCAGTCGATCAGACCATCGTCAGCGAAGTTCTTAACGATGTCAGAGAAGCTCATACCCGGGTCATAAGCGATGCTCACGATCTTGTTCCAGGCAACCCCATTAGAATCAGTAGCCGAGTTGAACCCCAGGCTAATGGCGTTGGCAATCCCACTATCGAAAGCTCGAGCCTCAGTTAGTACCTGAGAGAGGATAGCCCCGATCGTCTGAGACCGGAACTTGCGCTTACCATCGCTATCGTACTTATCCTCTGTGAGGCTCGGAATCGCGCCCATGAAGAGTACCTTGGCATACGACATCGTGATGCCGATACCGGGGCAGTTGATCTGCAGCGTGTCCCCAGAACCCTTGGACTCGTCCTGACTCCAGTTCTGGTAGATGTACCGGCAGTTAGGCTTCTCTACCCAGTTGCCGCTAGCGTCAGCGATTTCCACACCAAGCTCGACGGGTCCTTGGAGCCAAGAGAGCTTAGAGCCAATCACTGGGTAGGTAATCTTCAGGGCGGGGAAGTCATTCACTACCTGAGAGAAGGTGTACTCGAGCTGGTCCATTAGCAGACCCTTAGCTGCACCATTCGGGTCATAAGCGCGGATGCGCGTAGCGAAGATCACTGGTAGGTCCCCCTTACCTGAATCGTCAGTGCCGCGGAAGTCGCTGCAGCCTCTGCTTGAATCATAGCGACATAGGAGGTTGTGTCAAGAGTGGGTAGGTACAGCGGAGACAGCTCGAGCTTTCCCGAAGGCGGGTAGTCGAGGTTGGCGGTAACGTCTGTACCCCCGGCCATTGCCCAGTCAGTAGCACTAGTTCCCTGCTTCGCCACGAAGTTCTTCACGTCGATGAAGACGTAGCTACCTGCCGGAATAGTCGCGGCATAGCTGATACCAGTCCGAGTCCCAAAGGCCCCACCAGCACGAGCATTGTACTCGCCTCCAAAGACAGTTACCTTACCCGTGTTATTCTTGTTGCTAAGGCGGATGATGATGTCGTCAGTTTCGGCATCTACTCCAGCCAGCTCGAAGAAGTACATGGGGGCAGGACTAGTAGTCAGAGTCTGAGTAACCTGAGTAACTCCGGGAGTCTGCCAGCGACCATCAGTCAGAGAAATCGGCATGGTCACCTCTAGTACATGAAGCTTGGGCTTCTTGGTAGGTGAAACACCGTTGAGTAGTTGACCAAACGTCTGTCGAATCAGAGGGTTACCGGCCGCACTGTATAGAGTCTCAATCATGAGAAACTCACCACTCATGGCGGCCAGTACCTTACTAAGGTTACGGTCAGCAGTTGCCGCATCGAAGCCGCCTGAGGCATTGATACCCTGGAAGTGCATCACCAACCCATATGAACCGGTATTGCGAGGCTCGCGACTCATCGGGTATTCCCCGTCGCGGCCAGGGAGAGGCAGGGCGACGTGCCGTCGAGCAGCAGGGGTGCGAGGCGGAGTGGCTCCGGCAATCCACCATCGGCCCTGCGGATCATTCAGCTGCAGCCCACCAGAGACGGTCATGGTCTCCTTAATGCTGGTTGAGGCATCCACACCCCCAGACCAGCGATAGGCAACCCCGTCCTTGCTTTGAGAGGAGCCCGAGAAAGCAGAGCCAGTATAAAATGGATCAGCCACTAGAAGAGCGAGGTCGTACCAGATATCAGGCGAGCCGAGGGTACCACCGTGGGAAAGAATGAAGTTGCTCTGACCGGTTCCGTATGACAGTCGATGTTCAAAGGTACCAGCGGCATTGGGTCGTTGAGCACTAACGTAAGTAGTAGAAGAAGGGTTTGTATATAGCTTACCAAGCATAGCCCAAGAGCTACCAGTGATAGGGGCCTCTTGGTAAGAAGTTACTACTAGTGTTCCACCATTAATAGCCCCGCCGGTAATAGTGTAGCTAGCGTAAGAAATACTGGTGGTTGCACTAGTCGCGATCATCCGACCAGAGTAGATACCTGAAGCCTTCCATCGAGAAGAACGAATGAAGGCGATAGCTCCAGTGCTTGCAGAGCCGGGAACTCCGATGCCAGTTAGCTGAGAGACGCTGTTATTTGCCGTACCCTGCCAGCTAACCGAAAGGTCAGCATCTATCTCCGTTGCTGTACTAGAGTTAGCTGCTCCTAGCCAGGTATAGATGAATCCGGCACGAACAGTGGCCCCATCGAAAAATTGACCAGGTGTAGCTGTAAGGGTGGTCATGGGGTCACCAATAATCATGGTGCCCGCAGTGGCAATAGTGGCGTTTAGGGCAAAGGAGTAGCTACCGGCAGCGGTAAAGACTCGAGTAGCCCAAGAAGTAAATGTCCCATCACCATTGTCAATAACACCCTGAGTAGTTGTTCCTGCGGGGGGGTTGCTTCCACCAAAACTAGCATATCCCCCAATAGGGAGACCACCCAGAGGGGCCGTGTGACGAAAACTTACCGTGTGAGTTTCACCGACGTTAGCGGTAACTCCTCCAAAGGAGGTCCAGCTATTCCCCGAAGGGTAACCCCTAACAGCAGGGGCAGAAAGGAATCGCGAATCGGTTACTGGCGTAATTGATACACCCGCCGCATTAGACCAAGCTGAGGGTCGTCGAGAAACGCTGGCCATGAGGTTAGTGCGAAGGATGGGTTGAGTACCACCATCGATGTAAGGGGCTGCATAGTTAGCTTCCACCATTGTTTTAGTGAAACCTACTGTTGCAGTGCCAGAGAAGGCTGCTCCGGCGTTATTATTTTCAAACCAGACATACAGACGTACCGTATCAGCGGGACCATTTACAATACCGGTTCCTGAGATTCGACCGGTAGTAGCATCAAAGAAGGCATCCCAGTGAGCCCGTGTGGCATTACTCGCCGTACTATCCTGGATATCGGCGTAAATCCGGGGTCGAACCCCCGCGGGAAGGGCCACCACCGAGGTATCCATACTGACAGTCACTGGAGTATTGGCTGGATAAAGTGATCCAAGAGCCACTGTTGCAGCTACACCGAATCGCTCTGTCCCGACCCCCGCAGCCATCGCAGTAACTGTAAGCTGCTGAATCTCCCCAGATACGGCGTAAGTACCGGTGGGAGCACCAGAAGAGTATGCTGCAAGACCCGGCGCTCTACCAGAAACGGGAGTACCAATGTTGCGAGGGTTGGTGTACCTGTTGGTGCGGACAGGAACTACTGCACCAGCTGCCTCGAAGTCAGGGTTGGTAAGGAGGTTAATCACCTGAGCGATGGCTGCAGCACCACCGATCATAAGCTCGCGACTACGAGGCATTAGTCCACCGTCCCTAGGTCGATGATGCTACCCACTGTCTGTAGCTCCTTTGTGATCGTCTCACCCGTGGTCTCACCGACCGGGTTGTAAACCTCCGCGTCGACGTTAACGACGTTACGCGGCGTATCTTTCAATTCTTGCAGAAGCTGACGCATCGTCGCAAGGTCGTCATTCTGTGTGGAAACTAGAACCCCCGCGTTGCTTGCGAGGTCAGTACCAAGCTTGAGTTGCATATCAAGCTGCTTAGCAGCACTCACCTGCTCGTAGAAGCTTGTCATCTCGTCGACCACCGAGGTCATCTGGCGGCGGAGGCCCGGCATCATGCCCTGGATACCATTGACTAGACCCTGGATGGTGTTGTCACCGATGTCATCGAAGACCCGAGACGGCGAGTGAATACCGAGAAGGCCCTTAGCCCAGTCGATAGCTCCCTGGACAACCCCACCAATGGCATCCATCACTGCGCCACCAGCATTGGCAATACCGTTAACGAGACCCTGGATCAGGTCGTTACCAGCGGATAGTAGCCAGGAACCGATGCCCGAGAGGAATCCGAAGATCTTGCCTGGCAAGGACTGGAAGAACTGACCAACCGCGTTGATACCGTTGCTAACCCCATTGACGATGTTACTCATCGCACTCTGGAGGAAGCTGGTAATGTTACTCCAGAGGCTGCTCCACACCGAAGTGAGGAAGCTGACCAAGCCGTTCCAGATACCAACGATGGCATTGATCGTGCCCTCGATGACTGCGAGGATCAGATTCCAGACGCCCTGCAGGATCGATAGGATGCCGTTCCAAGCGCCCTCCCAGTCACCCTTGAGGATTGCAGTCACCGTCTTAATAATGGCGATTACGATCTCCAGGGCGGCCTGAATGATCGGAGCGATAGCCTCAAAGACGGTGGTGATGATCTCCAGCACAAACTGGATGGCGGGGATCAGAGCCTCGAGCAGAGTCTGGATCAGAGGCATGAACGCCTCGGCCAGGGCCATGATGATCGGCACCACTGCCTGGATAACTGCGATCAGGACTGGGAAGATCGCTGTGATGATCTGCATCAGTACCGGAATCAGCATGCCCAGAAGCTGAGTACCCAGCTGTACAAAGACCTGTACAATCTGCATCACGATCGGCACAAGTGCCATGATGAGCTGCATAAGCGGCGGCAGGATCGCCGTCACCAGAGACATGAAGAGAGGGATCAACTGACCCATGAGAGCCGCGATCAGTGGCGCCAGCTGGATTACCAGGTTCAGGATCGTCATACCCAGGTTCATCAGCGCAGGAAGCAGCTGGGTAATAACCATGGCGACGATCGGGGCAAAGGCCTGTACAATCTGAGCAGCTGCAGCACCAAGCTCAACTAGAGCCGGCATGAGCTCACTGACCACAGTAGCAATCACCGGGGCGAAGGCCTCAGCAATACGACCGATAGAGCTAGAGACCGAGTCACCAATCGGTGAGAGGTACTGTAGGATGCTAGTAGCTACCCCGATGATTGCCTGGATGAACGGAGCGAGAGCCGAGATCACGTTCCCGATGATCGGGATGATGGTCTGCAGAGCACTACCAAGGAAGTTACCAACCGTGGTCGCCAGGCTCATGATGAACGGCAATGCGTTCTGGAAGGCGTTACCTAGTGCCCCACCTACGACCGTAAGCAGATTCATCACGAAGGGGACTGCAGTCTGGAACGCCTGAACTAGTGCCCCACCGACTACAGTCAGAAGATTCTGTAGTGCTGGTAGAGCTGCGTCGATCATCGGCTGGATTGCAGCCATGAGCTGAGCCCAGAGTTGACGGCCCATCTCAGTCTGAGTGAAGAAGAGGGCGAGAGCCGCAGTCAGCGTGATGATAATGCTGATGAGGATGCCGAGAGGTGAGCCGATGGCTGCAGTCATGATGGCACGAATGCCGAGGGCGATCTTAGGCAGGATACCTGCTAGAGCCGTCAGTGCGGGACCTGCTCGAGTGGCAAGACCAATGATGTTCAGGATCGACCCGGCCAGCATGCCAAAGGATCCCACACCAATCAGGGCAGCTCCACCGATACCAGTGAGAGCAAAAGCAGCAGTCTGCACCCACTGAGGCATATCGATGAATGCCTGTACCATGTCGGTAACAGCCTGCACGATGCCTCGAGCGAAGCCCTGGAAGCTTGAGCCAGAAGAGATGAAGAGCGTGTCGAGGTTACCGCGAAGGATCTCTATGTCACCGCTGAGGTTGTCAAGTCGCTGGCTTGCAACATCGAGTGCGGTGGTCTTCCCGACCTCATCATTCATCCGCGCGAGGGCAGCGCTACCACCATCGAGCAGGTTGAGGATCGTGGGCAGTGAGGTGATCGGGAAGATCTGCCCGAGGATGTCCATCTTGTCAGACGTAGAGAGTCCGGCAAGAGAGCCGTTGAGGATGTCGAGGAGCTGGGGAATTGGCTTCAGGCCGCCACTCATTGTGAGTAGCTTGTTGGTGCCATCCTCCGTGACAATGCCAAGAGTACGTAGAGCATCAGCACCCTTGTTAGTGGGCGCGAGAAGCTTGTCGAACATCTGGCGAAGACCAGTACCGGCCTTGGAACCCTTAATGCCTCGCTCACCGAGGAGGGCAATCGCGTTGTTAACGTCCTCGAAGGAGATGCCTGCGGTCTTCGCTGACGCGCCAGCATATGTCATGGTGGTGATGAGGTCACCGACATCGATGGACGATGCGTTGGCCGCTCCAGCCAGTCGGTCGACTACCTTCACCGCTTCATCGGCAGAGATACCGAAGGTGTTAAGGATGGTGGTCAGGGACTTGGCTGCATCAGCCAGAGGCATGTCGGTGGAAGCACCGAGGTTAGCTACGGCCTGACCGATACCATCGAGGATGTCCTTGGTAGAGACACCCGACTTACTAAGCTCAACGAAGGAGTCAGCGATCTGGTTAGCCGAGTAGATCGTGTCGGCACCGAGCTGGATCGCCTTCTGGCGGATCGCGTCATATTCCTTCTGGGTTGCCCCAGAGACGGCCGCGAAGAAGTCGAGCTTGCGTTCGAACTCAGCAGCAGCATTAACTGCCGTGAGGATACCGCCTGCCATTACAACACCGGCACCGGCGATCACTGCCCCTGCAGTAGTGAGAGCGCCAGCACCGGTGCTGAGGGCAGAAACAGTAGAAATGTTCGCCTGTCGAACAGCCGTATAGGAGTCAAGCGCCTGCTTGACATCCAGGATCATTTGACCCCGAATGGTTCCTAGCGTGTTCGACATCTAATCCCCTAGCTGAAGAAAGCGGCTGGGTCAGCGAATTGCTGTTTCTGTGGTTTACTCGAGTCACTCAGAAGTTGGTCAAGCTTTCGCTTCTTAGCAGCAACTGCGGCTGCCTCGCCCTTCTGTGGCTTGTGACCTACTTTGTCAATTTCTTGAGTTACGTAAGTACCTAGATACCAAACTGCTTCATCTAGGCAGTAAGCCTCGTAGCTTCCCGCTACTAGTCCGAACCTAACCGATGGCGGCATCCTCAGTGCCATGCATTGCTGATAGAGAATCCACACCTGCTCTTTGCTGCGCACGAAAGGTCTCGAGGTCCTTCACTCCCGAAGTGATCCAGGCGAAGATGAACTGCTTGTCCTCATCGGGGAATTCATCGACGTAGAGCAGGTCTTCACTGCGGAGATCCTCTGGGTCTTCGACCGGAGCTTCAGGGAAGCGGCGGTTGTTCTCCTCGACGTCAGCCTGGGTGGGAACCGGAAGAATCGGCGGCTCTACCACTGCCATGAGAGTGACGGAGTCCATCATCTGGTTCATGTCGTCGAGAAGCTCGGTATCGCCGTCCTTGAGCTTCTGAGCGAGTTCCTCGCCCATACCCTCGGTCGTACCGCGGTCGAGCGCCTGGGAGATGATGGGAAGAAGTGAGTTGGGGATCTTGCCCTTGCCCATGAAGACCCGCAGGCCTCCAGGGTTCTTGAGCTTGACCACTGCACCAGAAGGCAGCTCCACCACGGCAGAGATGCGCTTCTTGAAGTCTCCGACGGTGGAGATCTTGAGTTCTTCTGCTTTTGCAGCGGTAGTCCGCGGCTTCCGAGCAGAGGTTGATGCAGCCATTTGGTCCTCCTGGGGATCTTGGTTATGGCGTGTGAGTTTGGGTGTTTAGTTTTGTGTTTCGTTCTGACGCAAGGATATCAGTGACGTTTCGTATTGCGATGTCGTGCAATATGGTTCCACCATATATGCACGAATCACATCACGCAACAACCCCCGATACCTTGCATTATTCTTGCGGCTGGGCTTCTTATTCCTTATCAGGCGAGAGTGACCGTGCCGGCAGGAGTCAGGAGAACGGCGCTGGTCTGCATGGTCTTGGCAGCAGTCAGCGTGATGGTGAACGGGCCAGTACCGGTGACCGTTGCCGTAGCACCAGTCATCGAGCTGAGACCGTTGATCGCCGTCTGGATCGCAGCCGCAGCCGCGTTGTAGGCGATGTCCGGAGTGACGAAGTCCTGAACGACCAGGCGGTAGGTACCACCAGTCGGCGTCCCGCCGATGGTCATGGTCCAGGAGGTCTTCGGAGCGAAGGCGTCGTACGGGATCGCTGCAGCGGTCTCGTTGTGGACGAAGTCGTACAGCTTGCTGGAGACCTGGTCTCCATAACCCTTGCCCGAGGCATTGGTCAGCATGAACGAGCCGTTGGAGAACTCAGCCTTGAGATCGGCGTCCGCCTTGCAGCGGTAGACGATACCATGGAAGTCCCCGCCGTTGTCGGAGATCGCCCGACCCTCGACCTGGAAGTACGGGCGAGCGTCGCTGGTGAGCTTCGTGAAGGTGCGGACCGCGTTCGGAGAAGTACCCGAGGAAACGATCGAACCACCCGAGAGGATCTTCCAGATGTCGAGGGAGATACCGCCACCCTCGAGCTCCCAGTCGACCGTCGGGCCGGCACCATGCGAAGCCTCGATCTTGTCGTCGCCTTCGAGGGTTTCGAAGTCCTCGGCTTCGGCGAAGGTGAACGTCCGAGCAGCGGGAAGCTTGACTCGGTTTGCCGTGTCCAGAACACCGCTGGCGAGGATGGGGGTAAGCACCACCTGCCGCAGGCCGAATGGCAGGGCGTAACCTGCGAGAGCCATGTCTCATTCCTTTCTAAGGTGAGGCTCTGCGAACCTCTTGGTTTTGGTAACTTGACCCGATGCCAAGCTAATGGTGTGGAGGACAATCACCCCGCGACTAGCTCCGCACTTGCGGCGCTTGCATCGGACTTCGAGCTCCGTACCATCGTCAGAGAGGACGCCGTAGAGGTTTCCCTCGCATCTCAGGTGAGTGGCCATCCTGCTGACTCCCTAGGGGCTTTTGACTTGACATCAGGTAATTTATCATGCGAGCATGATGAGGCGATTTGAAGCGCTTCCTCGACCCGCCCAGGGGGATTCTCGCATGATTGACGATCGATTCAGCCCTTGCTGGATCGCTTGTTGGATGAGGCCGTCGAGTCCTCGGCCGGCTTCTCTGCGGAAGCATTGACCTCGGACTCAGCCTCTACTACCGGCTGAATCACCTCGAAAGCTCCGAAGAGCTCAGGGCTCGAAGTCAGGGCTGCAGCGACTTCATCAGTCACCTCGACCAGAACTCCGTTGGGGAAGATGAAGTTCTCTTCAACCTCCACACCAGCCTTCGCGAGATCCCCTCGCCCCAGGACTCGGACGTCATCCCGACCTCCGTAAACCACGTTAGCCATATCACTTCTCCTTTGTAATCAGCTGGAACCGCGCATACTTGAACACCGTATCCAGCGTTTCATCATTGAGATCCTGGCTGGTCTCAAGGTATCGGCAGGTAATCACACCATGGTAAGGCGAGCCCTGGAGTCGTAGTGCCTTCCTCAGCTCATCGATGATCTGATCGATCTTCATATAGTCGCCACCGGCATTAGCGGTGTCATGCACGAAGATCTGCACGAACTGGCGAGCTTCAGTCGACTCTTCCGAGAGATCCTCGGTGGCACTATAGCCGAGCTTGTAGACGATGTAGGGGTGCTCCTCGATGGCCGACGACATGGTCTTCTTGGCGAAGACTCGAGGGTTAGCCAGTCCACCGATGAGATCGACCAACCCTGGTGTGGAGGTCAGCTTGTTGTAGAGCCAGATTCGGGGTGTGTTGTCGCCGGGTGTTGAGGGGTCAGGATCTGCGAGCCATTGAGCAGTGAAAGGTTGCCAGGGTCCACCATCCATGATGGAAAGAGAGACTCCGATACTGCCCGGGGTATTACCTGACAGGTTAATCTCATCCAGAAGAAAGAACCAGAGGTGAGGGTCAGCAGCACCACCAGAACTAAACTGGAACATATAAGAGTTGCCAGCCGGGGTGAACTGAGGGGGCAGAAGTTTGGCTGGACCACCAAGACTCGGGTTAGTACCCGGCGTGGCCAGAACCGTGACGACTCGACCCTCGCGAGAGAAAGCCAGGGTAGTTCCATCGAGGTAGGTAAGAGTAACTGGTGAGTAGGTAGTCATCAGTCCATCCCCGATCGTGCGGTGGCGGCGGCTCGAGCTGCTTCATCCATGACGCGGCGGGCGTTCTGCTCGAGGGTGGGCATTAGAGTGGCGAAGCGACCGTTCTGGATGGTCTCGAGCCAGAGACCATATTCAACGGTGTGATAGAGCGTGAGGACAATAACGCCATTGTTATTCTCCACACCATGCCTGATTCCGGCGCGGGCTTGGCCGGTTCTGTCTTCCCATCCAGCGTTAACTCGAGCAAGATCCTCGAGCTCATTGCCGGACATATCCATAGAGTTGGCGATTACCTGGTCCCACTCTGGCCCCTCGAACCACGCTGAGATTCCGTCAGTGACGACGAAACCGGAGGTGCTAGGCATTGATGTTCGGCTTTCCGAAGAAGTCGATGGAGCAGAGGTGAGACTCTTGGCGAGGCTCATGGATACCTGTGACCTCGTAGTGCTCACCCAGCCAGGTGAAGCGGTCGCCCACCTCAACATCTAGAGTGTGCATGCCGATCAACAGGTAGTCAGTGTGTGGGATGTCCCCTGCCTCGGAGTTCACCAGGCCGTTGTTGTAACGGCGCTTGTTCTGAACGATCCGAGCCTGCTGCTGGGGGAGGACGCTGGGGACGCCGGGGACAAGTCCCCCAGCAGCAGTCTTAGTCGGCTCACCGTCTCGAGTGAACACGATCTGCACCGGGTCCGCCTGGATGAAAGCCAAGACGTTCCGACGGCGCATCACGAGTTCAGTGTGGTTCATGATCGAACGATCTTCCCAACTCGAGTACGGCCCTTTGTTGCCGGGTTTACGACGATGCCTTCCCACTGCTTGACCATGGTGACCGCGTGATCGAAGAGGTCCGAGAACGTTCGAGACGCGGCACCATCGGTCACGTTGACCAGGTTGGCGTAGTGGGCCATTTTCTTCCGCCAGCCCGTGAGCGTGGCGTAAGCAAGCCCCTTACCCTGGTCGATCCAAGCAGCGACTTGGGCATCGGTGAACAGCGTGGCCGCCTCAGTCTCCCCCTCTGGGATGACCTCGCCGAGGTTCTCTCGAACATCGGTGATCTGAGCAGGAGTAGCGGTCATGGGATTAGGCCTCGGCAGCCTTGTCCTGAGCGACGAGAGCCTCGCGAACCTCGCCTGCCTTCAGCGACGAGCCATCCTCGCGCTTGAGGGCGATGCCGCGCTCCTTGGCGAGGTCGACGAGCGCCTGGCCCTTGACCTCGGAGTAGTCGCCCTGTGAGTCGTCGTCATCCTCGATCTGCTGGTTGCCCTCAGCGGCGGCCAGAGCGGCCTTGAGGCGCTCGATTTCCGCTGCCTGATCCTGCTCGAGGGCCGTCGGGCCGGAGGTCTCCACACCCGCATCGGCGAGCACCTTCTCGGCGAGCCAGCGCGGGTCGTTCGAGATCTCTTCACCGTCGGCGTCGAGGAACGTAACTCGATCCTGGTTGGTCTTTGCCATGATGTTTCTCCTAGAGTGAGTGGGGGCCTCGGCCGAAGCTCCGGCCCCCGTTGACCTTAGTCGTTGGCGTAAGCCGCCGGGATCTGGTACGGAGCAGCCGCCTTGATCTGCATCACGGCGATGGCACCGCGGTGGCGGATACCGGTTCCGATACCCTTGCGGTAGAAGGAGTCGATCAGCGGGTACTGCGAGCGCTGACCGGGGATGATCTTCAGACCGCGGTACGCCGGGTTGGAGTGCTGGCGCAGACCGATGGGGTTGGAGATGCTGTCCTGACCACCGGTCACGACCGAAGCCATGTAACCGGCGGGGATGTAGCCCTCCTCGACCACGTGGAACGGACCGTAGGTGCCGACCTCGCCCGGAACCGTGCCGGTGGGGCCACCGACGTAGGAGCCGTTGTTCGGAACCCAGACCTTGCCACCGTAGTACTCGGGGTTCGGCACGAAGTCGTACTTGGCGCCCGTGGCGGTCTTGAACGTCTTGATGACGTCGGACTCCTGCTTGTTGACCCAGAGCACCGTGCGGTACCCGTTCTGGAGCGTGTAGCCGTGCTCCTCGGTCAGCGTGGCGAGGGTGTCGAGGTTGGCAGAGGTGACCGTCGCGCCGCCCGAGACCACATAGTGGTTGTGGGTGCCGGCGAAGGTGTTCTGCTTGTAGGGCGGGGGAACCTCTCCGTCACCGTTGTAAGCAGCGAAGACCGTGACCGGCTCGTTCTTGTCGGTGAAGCCGCCGGTGTTGTTCAGCGGGTTGAAGAGGCGGCGCATGACCTTGCGGAAGGTCAGCTTGGTGTCGGCCTCCAGCGCCATGTTGTGGTGGAGCTGGAGCTGCTGGCGGTCCGCCTCGGCGATGAACATCCAAGTGTACCGGACCGCGAGGTCGTAGAACTTGAAGTCGTAGCCGCGGAAGAACCGAGCAGCAGTCCCTCGGATGCCGACCGGCTGACCGTACTCGGAAGCCTCCTCGAAGTCGACCTCGCTCGGGGGCGTGATCTCTTCGGTGATGCCCGAGACGGGAACCGTCAGAGCGTTGATGATGGAGTTGCGCTGGACGTTCCGCAGGCGGATGGTGTCCTGGACCTCGTTCCAGAAGTCGTTGAGGTCGGTGCCATCGGCAGCGACAACGACATCGGCTCGTTCGTTGAAGCCCTGCTCCTGGCCATAGGCCTCAAGAGACTGGGCACCCTCGGCGAGCAGCCACTGGATCAGGTCTGCGGCCTTAACCGTGCTCATGTGAGTTTGTACCTTTCTATCAGGTGTGTGGAAAAGCCGCTTACGGGGCCGGGGTGACGGGAGCGCCGAGGCGGACCACGAGGCGACCGGCGTTAACCGTCCAACCCACGAGGACCTTGCCGGTGCCGGCGGTAGCGCTGAGCGTTCCATCTGCCGCGGCGTACCACTTGGTACCAGCCACGAAGACCGCGGGGTCGAGATCGACGATCTCACCCGAGGTCATGATGTCGACGACGTCGCCAGCCTGAGCACCGATGGGGGCGTTGGCGTTGGGCGTGCCCCCGTTGAGGGCAGTGCCCCAGGCGCCGACCGGGCCGCGAGCCACGTTCTTGACCAGAACGCCCACCGCGCCGGTCTGACCGGCAGTGCCGACGACGACCTGACCGGAAGCGTTCAGCGAGACAGCGACGGGCCCGATGCCACCGTTGGTGAGCGTCAGCGCAGCAGCCAGCTTAGCGCGGAAGCCCCCGGCAATCGGGTCGTACTTGTCGTAACGAGCCATTGTTTTACCTTTCTTGGTAAGGGGTTGTTATGAACTTGGGGATTACCGCAGAGCGGGGTACTTCTCCTTGAGCTCTTCCTCCGTGCTCTTCTTCTTGCCCTTGCGTCCGAACTTGGAACCCGAAGGATCCTCGTCATCGTCCGCGGCACCCTGACCCTTGATGAAGTGCGGCTTACCCTGGGCGATCCGCTTCACCTCAGCAATGATGGTCTTGGTGTCGATCTCGATGTCCGAGGGGTCATCCTCGTCCTGAGTGTAGGTGAGAGAAGAGCGATTGACCAGGGCAACAGCGTCTTCCGGGTCAACGAAGTTGGCCTTTGCAGCAGCCTTGCGAATAGCAGCATCCAGATCGCGTCGGAGAAGGCCCGAAGCAAGCTTCGAGATCTTGTCCTGGGATTCGGTCAGCTGCGTCTTGGCGGCATCCAGCTCGCCCATCTCCGCAAGGTCCTTGGCCTTGACCTTCTTGGCGAGCGTGTTGGCGCGACGTTCCTCTCGCTTCGCCTTCAGCCGTTCGGCCTTGAGCGCAGCCTTCAGTCCCTGAACCTTGGGGTCGTCGGCGTCGTCATGCTCGTTGTCGTCGTCTTCGTCGTCGTCAGCGGTGTCTTCCACACCCTCATCGGTCGAGTCGTCGACGTCATTGGACTCAGAGCCCTGAGTACCCGCAGCGTCGTCCTCACCCTCAGCTCCGAAGAAGAACTCCGGAAGAAGGTCTAGGGTCAGCTTGTTGTCACTCATTTTGGTGATCCTCCTTGCGCATCCCGCGCTTGTTGGTTTGCTTCCGTGCCGCTACTTTCGTTCGGTCGGTTGCGGTTGTTGCTGCGGTTCCCGGCGGGAGGCAGCGTATCCCCCTGGCTTGATGGCGTCCCACCATCGTTGGTGCCCAGAGAATCGTCTAGGGTCAGCCCCTTCTGAGCTAGGAATGCCTCGCGAGCTGCGGTGGCCTGGTCCTGAGCTTCCTTGAGGAGCTGCTTATCCATGTCCGGCGGGAAGTGGTAACCCAGCTTCTCCATCTCGTCACGATAGAACTGCTTCGTGATGATCTTCCGGTCCATCATGTTGTTGAGTTCGTTGAGCTTGGCAGTACGATCCTGCGGAAGCTTATCTCCGATCACGGGAATAATATCACCGTTCAGGGTTTCGCCCTCATAAACTTCGTGCCACGTCTTCCAATCATAGAAGAGTTGCGTGAGTTTGTCGATGCCGGCCTGATCCCGAGTCTCGATCTTAGCAAGCGTCGGGGCGAAGCGGATGGCGAGAGCGATACCACTCTGAGCGGTCTGAGGGTCAACCTTGCCGAGAGCTACATCCGTGAGACCTGAGGCATCATTGAGCTTGCCCTCCAGGTAGTCGATCTGGTCAGTGGCCGGAGTGATCGAGTTAACACCCTCAACTCGGCGGAAGTAGGAACCCTGAGGTACCTCCATGACCCGACCGGGAGCGACTTCCCAGTCGGTCTCATTGCCCTCGTCGTTGACCGGACGACCACCATCGGTAGCGTAGACTCCCAGACCTTCAAGAGCAAGAGCAGCACTGACATCGGTGTCACCCTGGCTGATCGTCTGAGCGATGGTCTCGAGACCACGAAGTTCAGAGCTGCCGAAGTCCTCACCCTGCCATCCGCGGTTCTTGAACCAGTAGATAGGGATGGTGGTGATTCGAGCATCGAGCAGGCCTAGCGGGATGAGATCCTTGACCTTCTTGGCCTGGGTACCGTACCACTTCGGCTCAAGCTCGTAAATACCCTCCTCGCGAGATACTCGCTTGGTACCGTTCTCAGCTTCCTCGAGACGGTAGGTAAGCTTACGAACCCGGGTCTTGTCAGGTTCATCAGTAGTCCAGTACTGAACCGCGATGTGACAGCCGACCATCTTACCGGGGTTGTCCTCATCATAGATCGGGAAGACCATCGACGGGTCAACCGAAGTAAGTGAGAGGCGAGTACCCTGCTGCTTCTTCGGGTTGGCCGTCAGGTGGAAGACGAAGTCACCTCGTACTACCCCTGAGAGCTTGGCCTCGTTGAACGAGGAGTAGAAGGACTCTCGCTTCAGGAAGGCCTGCAGAGCAAGCTTCGTCTTCTCCTTGTCAGGCTTCTTCAGCTTCTCGGGGGCAGCGTCTTCCTCGGCTGGTGTGGAAACATCACCGACCGTGATCTCGAGCCCCTTCAGCAGGTAATGAGCAGTCGTGTCGGCGATGATACGAGCGTTCGGGATGTATAGGGGAACTTCCCCATCGAGCACGCGCAGAGCATACTGCTTCGGGTCGTTCCAGTACATCTGGTCGTACTTTTCGTACGCGGCCAGACGGTTCTGGTCCTCTTCAGGCACCCAGGAAGGCCGGGACGCACTGCTGAAGAATGGCCGTACGGTGGACCACTGATCGTAATCCTGATCGCTCATGCTGCGCGTCTCCTAAACTGACGAATCGAACTCTGGCGACCGTGTCGAGTCGCAGTAGAGAAGGCCTCCATGTGGCCCTTGTAGAAACGACCTAGTGCCTCCGGGCCGTGGTTGTTAACATCCTGCGGAAGTTCGCTTTCGTTCCTGGTATCACTGTGATTCTCAGGCCAGCGGTAACCCTCTCGCATCTCCCAGATGAGCTCCTTGCAAGACTCATCCACGATCAGACCAGGTAGCTTCTCGGGGTGGTTGTCGGGCAGGTGCTCGGGACGAGGCTTGAGAGCAGAACGAATGAGCTGAAGTCGAATCTTGAGCTCGCCACCCGTGTTGGATCGAGTGGGTACCTTGAGGTGACGACGAAGGATGGAAGCATCGTCAGGAGCCGCGGGGTCGACGTAGATTCCCTGAAGTTTCTGGGTGAGCGGGTTGTTCAGCAGCTCGTTCCGAGCGATATCCTCAGAGTCACGAAGCTTGTACCGCTGCTCACCAATGACGTAGACTCGATGGTTCAGCGGGTCTTCCTGAATCCAGAGCCAAACCCAGTCATTGGTATAACCGAAGTCGACTGCCGCATAGAGAGGCCAGTCGTAGTTATATTCGAGATGACGAACGTGGATATCGTCGTCCCATTCCTTCATAACCCTACCATGGCGGAGTACGAACTGGCCACCGTACTGGCGGTCGAACTCATCCTTAGTAAGGTCCTCCTCGGCTTCAAGGATTTCCGGGTCGTTACGACCTCCGGGGAAGACTGCGGTGTTAGTCCAGGAAGGCAGCTGCCATGACTTCCACTGCGTCATGCTACCCGATTGGCCGCGATTGTAGCCCCAGTAGAGAAGGTTAGTGTCGCTTGCTTCCTCAGGCACCCCGCTCATCATTGAGATACCGCGCTTGTCCGAGAGAGCAGGTCGGACGTACTCGGTGAATGTGCGGCGCTTGTGTCGACCGGCTTCGGCAAGAAGCACGAAGTCCAGGCCATCACCAACGAGGCTTTCCGGGTGGCGAGCGGACTTGCACTGAACATCGAAACCCCATCGGGTCTGGATGTGCATGTTGCCGTTCTCGGTGTTATTCAGGAACTTCGTGGATACCTGATCGATATCCAGGGCCTTGAATGAGTCGTAGATGACGCGGAATTCCTTCTCCGCATCAGTGTACTCAGGGCCAATGATCCAGCCTCTCATGGGCAGACCAATGAAGTTCTTGATGAAAGCTAGGGCCTCAATTTCCTTGCCACCGAACATCGACTTACCCCACCGTCGGCCGTTAGAAAGCACGCGGTGTCGAGTGTTGTCGTAGTGAACGAGTCGCTGCCCCGGGTGTGGAGTATAGCCGGTCTGCTGGAAGTACACATCCTTGCGAAATACCCTTCCTTCGGGCATTTGCAGCATGGGAACTCCTAATGGGCAGATGATGAATCACCAGCAAGCAGTTGGCTGAAGCGATTAGGGGACCATTACGGATTCCCTGGGGATCATGCTATATGATGATCGGCGCGCGACTCAATAAGGGGATTCTCTATATCGCTGAGTCGCCTCTCGGCGAAGTTGCTGGCCTCGCTGCTGGCGGGCGCGTCGATCAGCTTCCACACCCTCAAAGGCGCGCGGGTCGTACTGCCCACCGTTCCAGAACCAGGGGTCCACTGGCGCGTTGGGATCCTCTTCCTGGCCCGTGATGGACTGAAGTCGTAGCTTGTCGGAGGCCGTCAGAGCCTCGGGGCCCATGGGAAAGACGGTGTTAGGCATGAGCCCTCCACCCTCGAACTCCGAGTGATCGTTAACGTTCGTAGCCATGACGGCCTCCGATCTTTAGAACAGCTGGTTGGGGTCGTGCGGCTCACCCTGAAGCTGGGTGATAACCACCGAAGCCTTCTCAGCGACTGCCAGGGTCTTCTGCTGACCAGAAACGAAGACCGCGAGAATAGAGGAGAGGGCAGAGAGGCCAAGCGACAGAGCGAGTAGGATGGTCGCGTTCAGGCCGTTGTCGTAGACCCCGAGAAGAACCAGGGCCGGCGAAACTGTAGCAGCGAGCGCATAAATAGCGCCTCGAGTCACTGCCCATGCTGTACTCCAGTCACCTCGTTTGAGGTTGACCAGAGAGAGGATAGCAGCGACAAACTGCAGGACGGCTCCGACGATGATGAGCCACTGCTCGGTCTGTGCCTCAGTGGCGAAACCAAGCAGGATCAGCAGCGGAGCGAGAGAACCGAAGAAGAGCTGGATCTTCTGTCGACGGTCCTGGGTGAACCATTCAGCGAGAGACTTCATGGCTTAGTAGGTCCTCCTTTACATGTGTCGGTCGGGAAGGTGTACACCGTCCCATCGGTGAGAGTGAAGGTGAGGTTACCATCACTACAGGTGATAGTCGCGATACCGACCCCCGGAGCCCCGTCTTTCCCATCGATGCCGTTGGTTCCGTTAGTACCATTGGTACCGGGAGCTCCATCCTTGCCGTCAGTACCGTTCAAGCCGTCCTTGCCATCTAGGCCATTATTGCCCGGAGTACCCGGAAGGCCTGGGGTTCCGTCCTTACCATCCTTGCCGTCCTTACCATCCAGGCCATCTCGACCATCAGTACCATTGGTACCATTACTGGGAGGAGTCACTACGTCAACAGGGTCTCGACCGTCAGGCTTAGCACCCAGGTCGATGATCTGCTCATAGAGGTCGTTGGCATTATTCTGGCTGGCGACCAGGTCGTTAGCAAGATCCCGGTTGTCCACTGACAGTTGCTCGATCCGCTGGTCCTTCTGGATCATTGCCGCCTGTTGGCTAATGAGTACCCAGAGGATGGCCCCCAGAAGAAGAAGCCCCAGGGCGATCGTGGCCGCAATAAGGCCCCATTGCCTCTTGCGTTCCACCGGAGCAGGCGGGATGACCACTGCCCCTGGTGTGGGAGTGACCACCTCGCCACTATCATCGTCGCTCACGGTGGGGATGAGCCCAGTGTCCTTGGTCATGGTGTTCCTCCGAGACGAGTGACGGTAGCTACGAATACAAAGCCGATGATGAGCGTAATGAGCGGACTGGCGAACATACCAAAGATCTGCCACCGTCGTGAGGCAGCTTCCTTACCTCGGTCCTGCTGCTCCTTAGCCTTCTCAGTAAGCCTGACCTGCTCCGCAGTTACTCGAGCCTGTACCTCCTTGGCGAGGTCAGTAGTTAGGTCTGAGATGTCCTTGGCTAGAGCCTCGAACTTCTCATTCACCCGACTCTGCTCTTGTCGGAAGGTCTCATTTGAGACGAGCTTACCGAGGTTTTCGTTCATCTCCTTGCGCATCGCGGCAAGGTCTTCTCGTAGAAGATTGAAGTACCAGGAAACGTCGGGCGGGTCGCCGGCCATGAGACCTCCCTTCAAGAACTAGAGATATTTACTTGGAGAAGAACTTCTTGAGCTGCTCGAAGAGCCACTGCCAGAAGCCAGCCGCTTCGGGGGTCAGGCCACCCTCAGGCTTCGGGTCCGGATCGGGGTCAGGGTTCGGCTTGACAGTGACGGGGTGCTGACCCCACTCGGGAGCCATCGCCCAGACGAAGTCGACCGAGTCGCCCCACTGACCATTGGACCACTGTCGAAGCTGAGCGCGGTCATCCCAGTGGATGTACTCAGTTTCCGACTTGCGAGACCATGCGTAGGTCTGGAAGCCCCACTTGATCTTACCGGCATCGAACGCGGCCTTGATGATGTAGTAGCCAGCGTAGAGGCCGACTCGATCTAGGCCGATCACCGATGCAGCACCATCGAGAGCTTCGAGGATCTTCGGGATGTCTTCAGCAGGAGCGTTGTAGTCTACGTTGAAGTAGACCGCGCAGGCCTCGAGTCCGGCGATAGCGCGGTAGGCTTCAGCCGCCTTTGCCGCTTCCACACCAGCCTGGAATCCGCCGAGAAGCTCGCGACCATCTGCCTCGTAGATCTGGAAGATCGCCTTGTTCGAGCTCAGGTAGCCGCCGGCCTCTTCTCGAGAAAGACCCTTGTTGGTGCGGCCATCATCGTACTTGGCCTTCCAGAGGTAGCGACCCACCCCGATGATCTTGTGTCGAGTGAGCTTGTCCATGGCAGGGCGAGCGAAGGAGAAGTCGATCAGACGACCGAAGTTCTTCGGCGGGAAGGCCAGGCCATCGCAAGTGATGCCCCAGATCCGGTCCTCATCGATCTCCTCGTTCGCCTGGAAGACCGCGACTGCATCGCTGGTCGCCCTATCCCAGACGTCGGTCTGCGGAACCTTGAGGAATGCCTGGATGTCCTTCGTCGACCGAGGCGGAATCAGACTACCAGTCTCAAGGGTGAGGTTCTTGCCCAGGTCGGGTGTGGGAGTAGTACCCCCACCATTGCCTCCATCACCAGGCTCGGTGATCGGAGCTTCCCAGGCACCATCCCAGGTCTCAGGACCGATGAGCTGATCTCTGGTGTAGCCCTTCTCCTCCTGGAAGTCGCCAGCGACACCTGCCGTCTCGTCCCCGTACTTACCATCGGGGTTGATCTTCCAGCCTCGCTTGGCCATCTGTCGCTGCCAGGCCTCGAGATCGGGACTGTAGCTGTAGAAGCCGGAGATGGAGTGGGGGTCGTCGTTCGGCGGACCGAACCAGTAGCCAGCCGGAAGCGGGAAGGCCTTGTGGCCGTTCTTGGTGGCGAGCAGGAGATCGACTCGAGCGTTGGTATCAGGGCCATACACCTTGTCGGGGTCCAGTGCCACTCGAGCCTGAACGTCACCGACTGCTGCCTGGGTCTTGGCACCGTCGTAACCGTCTGCTCCATCGGGGCTCAGGTCGTAGCCGAGGGCGATGAGCTTCTGCTGCGCAGCGACGACCCAGTCAGCCCCGTAGAGTTCACGAGCGGGGAATGCAGTGGTAGAACCCCCACCACCACCTCCACCAGAGCCACCTAGCTCACCAAGGTATTCCTTGTGCCAGGCTTCATCGAAGTTGTTGCCAGCGTTCGAGAAGTTGTAGTTGCCCGCGTTGCGCTGCATCCAGCCGTCTCGAGCAGTGCCGAAGGTCGTGACACCCGGGTCATCACCCGAGTCGTAGAGGTCGAGAGCACGAGGACCGATGGGGCCATCTTCCTCGTGGTTGGAGGTGCCCGGCACAGCCACCGTGCCTGCCGAAGAGACCCGGTAATAGCGAGTGCCATTCCAGACGCGCGTGTCGTAGACGTATCGACCGTTGACATCGCCTGCCGTGACGTACCGACTCAGGAAGATATCCACCTGGTCCTGGTAGAGGCGAGTCGCGTCGCGGATGTGCAGCTCGCACCCGGTGTCTCGCTGGAAGTCGGCAGCCATGCGTCGGAACGCAGCTGCGACGTTGACCTCGACGCGGCATCCGTCAATCCACTCATAGGTGAAGGCCATGTTACTCAGCCTTCTTCCCGATGTCGTCGCCGTCAGAGACGTAGACAGTAGCGGAAAGGGGTACCCCCGGAACGACGATCAGCTTGTCGTTCTCGTCCAGCCCGAACGCGTCGGCAGTACCGTCGCCATCCAGGTCGTAGTCGGTGGGAATCGTGGGGTTATCAACCCCGTCAGCCTTCCACTGAAGAAGCGCTGCAGTCATGACCTGCTTATCTTCCTCAGTCATGGTGTCAAAGTGTGTGCTCATTTCGTCCCCTAGGAGAGTGGGATTAAACCCGTGCTTCACGAAATGATATCACAAGACCCAAGCAAGATCAGTACCAAGAAAGTACTAGGTCCTCATTCACAATTGACACCACAAGATGGTGACGGAAAGGCGTCTTAGAGCGCATGTCAGTCCTACTGGGGCCAACTCCACCACCCGGATGAGAATGCCACAAGGCAACTTCTTCCAGGTCTATCTCTGGGGTTAGGTGCTGCATCATGTCAGCGCGAGAGGCTACGAAGTTACTCTCAGGCTTATCCGAGTGGTTGGGAAGCTCAACAACAGAGCCATCAGGAAGAATAAGCCCCACCGCTTCGTGTGGAGCCCTGAGATATGAGATCTTGCGGAGTTCTTCCTCAGTTTGACTTGAGACCAGGATCATGGTCGACCCCTCCGAAGATGTACACCAGTTCACTGGCGGTCAGCATCTCCTTGCGAACCATGATATCCATGAGTCGAGCGAAAGCCTGAGCGGAGTCCGGGGTTCGATTCTCCACACCAGCCCCTGCGGGTCGGGGAGCTTCCCTCCTCGGCGGTTCACCCTTCTTGAGCGGGATCAGCTGACCATCGAGGTTGAACTCGTGGTTCATGTCACCATGCTCATCACGCTTGGTGTCGCAGACTCCGCAGATGTCGTCAGGGTTAGCCATTGAGATCTCCATAGTAGTTGTCGGGGTCGTCGCCTCGAGACTCAGCGAGTTCCATCGTAAGGCCTGGGAAGTGACCTAGCTCGTATCCCTGCTGACCGTTGACCAGCTCAGTGGGGTTGACCATCACCGAGCCGAGGATGCCCTGCAGCTTGACCGAGACATCAGACTCGATCCGCTGAGTCGGCTTACCAACGACGTGCTCGAGAAGGAACTTGGCAGCATCCAGCTTGGTCGATGCCGGCACGATGGGCTTGCCCTTGTCGTCGATATCATCGTTCCGAATGAGCTCACGGAGAAGACCCAGGGCATCGACCGTGGTGGCGCGCATGTCGGTCTTGACAGCAGCGGTGTACTTCTCCATGGCCCGCTCGTGGACCTCGGCATTGATCCACTTGGGCTTGGGGCCTCGGAAACCACCTCGGCTGTCACGGGGACGACCCCGAGCGAGCTCTTCAAGATCCCAGTCCTCCACCGGCTTGTTGTAGAGGTAGTCCATCTCCTGATCGGTCATGACCTGGTTCCGCTTGGACTTTCGACGAGCCCGGGCCCGGATCTGCTTGGGCGAGAGGGACTTGCCCTCTGCACTCATGGGGAACGATCGCTTGGGCAGTCCATCCTGAGGATTACCCGAGGGGTGCATCCGGATGTCTTGAACCCTGCTGAAGTCAACCGTCAGTACCGTTGCCATCGGTTCGCTTCCTACTCGTTGCGCTGGTCATGCGGCCGGTCCGAGGCAGATCGTCGGTGTCTCGTCGGGTGGTTCGGCCACGGGAGTCGATGTGTGGAAGTTGTCGATCTGTCGTGGTCGACCGCATCTTCGCCTGGCGAGTAGCGCGGATCTCCTTGCGAAGCTCCTCGATCTCCTCTTTCATGCCACCGAGGTAGATACGAATGTATGCAGACGTACCGATTGCCCCCAGTAGGACAAGAGCTCCGACTATGACTTCCATGACGAAATCCTATCACCGCGAATCCGAGAATATCAAGGAATTGATGGCACGGAGCGATTTAAGCGACTTGTGATGTGCGCCGATCAATCACTCATCGAGCCCCCTATAGAGCGATTTGAGGTGCTTCCAAAGGTCAGCCAATGGCATATGCGTGCGCGATCATCACCTGACATGAAGAAAGGCCCCGCGGGATCTGTTATGATCGGTGGTCCACCCTTCCCAAGGATCGTTTCACCTGCACCCTATTGCCCCGGGCCTACTGAGACTAGGTCTTAGGATTCAGTCTCAGGCAGAGGGCCAAGTCAACCGTGCACGCGCCCGTTGGTGGTCGAGGGCCCTCTACGATGTAAAGTTATGGGTTAATGCTATCGAGGAAGCTCGCCGGCAGGCAATGAACTCATTCTCGATCGTGACTGCGATGCCAGTGGCTCACATACTTGGCACGAGTCTTGTAAGTGGCTCCACACCACATGCATCGGACTTTGTTGCCCTTAGCGATGTATTGCGGATCGGGTACGCCGTCGGGGAGCAGCGAGAGAGCCGAGTCGACTGCCCGGCTTATCGTCTGCACCGTAGATGACAGTCGCTTTGCCAGACCGTGGTGATTCAGTGGTGCTCCAGCTCTCGATGAAGACCCCATTGCTCTCCTCCTTCAGTAGTTCGATCAGTGACTCGAGTGCTTCATCACTGATGCACCTGATCCTGAGGTTGGCATTTCTCATGCGTTAATCATACCACCTCAGCTTACGGATGTCAACACAAAACTACTGCCCCTGGGTCGTCACCCAGAGGCAGCAGCTCAACTCGTCAGTTGATTCTCAAGTTTCGAAGTAACCATGTTCTATTTAGTCAGAGTACCTCATGGGCCCTTACTGATCCACCGACCTCAGGGACTCTCCAGGGTATGAGGAGCTGCGATGGTTGAAGCACTCTTGATACGATGGGCGCCTGTTCTAGTCAGGTCTTTTTACCAGGGCGTCTAATCGCCTACTGGGCCCATCCGCACTAGGCCTAAACCCTGTTTAGCGTCGCCTAGTCGACTATGAAGTTGGGAGTGGAGGTTGGACAATCCGTTTAAGCCGGTGCTCTGGCCCCTCCACTCGAGCTATTAATTCCGAGGAGCCCTAGTCCTCGCTGGCCTTTGTTTCGGTATGCTGCCGCCGTGTACCAGATCACTGTACGAGAGTGGGGTGGGATTTGAACCCACTTCCTAGATGATCTCCGCGTGTGACCAGAGCTAGGAACGCCTTTCCGACCTGCAGGTCGGCCCACCTCGACCCGTTCTCGGAGGGTCAGACCGCCCGTCGTTTCCTTCGAGGTCTCATCGGCTTCCGCCTGTCCCTCCCAAGGTATCTCGGAGTCCTATGAAGTTATGCGCTGGGAGTACTATCCTCGGTTAGCGATCAGCGACCTATCGGCTCTGCTCCCAGCCACCCGGTCAGTCGATCGGATGTTGTAAGACTAACCTATCAGTCCCTGACTGGGTTGTCAAGGCCGCTCGACTTGGTTAAGCCCGAGCTTCAGCATGCCGACAGTAGTGGGCCAAGCCTGGCCGGTGGGATGAAGGTACCCGACAGCCGAGGTGTTCTGCTGCTCGAGCTCAGGGGTACGCTTGTGAGAGATCAACACCCAGCCGTCGATGTACATATTAGGCTGGTCATCATTGTTGAGGATCTTAAGACACTTGGTGATCGCTCGATCAAGCTCGGCCTTAGCCTCCTCGAATCGCTCGATTTCCTCAGGGGTGTACTCGTACTCATCCATTGTCTTCCTCCAGCTTAGTCAGGTTCTGCACGTACTCCCAGCCATCTCGACCGGTGAAGATGTAGGCCTTCCAAGAGTCCTCCCAGTAGACTTGAGCCTTGAGGCGATCACGCCTATCAGTGACGAACAGTCGTACGACTCGGCCCTTACAGACGACTCTCTCACCTACCTTTTCGCCATTGCGCATGAGCGGAACGACGACGCCAACTGCATCCCCTGACTGGATGTTCCGAGGGTTGGCTTTCTTGGTCTTAGGCGTTGAGGTCGACATTGTTCTTGCAGGTGGGCCAGTGAGCCTTGAACAGCTCTCGATTGTGCATGTCTTGGACCTTCGTGACCCCCATGAACTCTCCACACATGCCGCAGAACTGGTTCGTCCAGCCCTCGGGAGCCTCGGGAGTGCCCTCAGGAATGTCAGGCAGATACACCATCATATCTGCAGGGCTGTGAATCAGAGGTTCAGTGAGCCGGTCTGTCTTGGTAATCTCAGCGGGCAGAGGCTCAGTGCTGGTACGTTCTACCGTACCGAATCGAGGCTCATCAGCAGCAGGCCCGAAGGCTGAGGGTGTGGGATCAGTCATCCGAATGTACTCCATATCGCTAGGCCGAGGAAGGCGAAGGTGAGAAGGAGGAAGATCCCTGACACCGCGAATAGGTAGTCGGCCTTCCTCCGATAATACCTATGGTATAACTGTGCGTCCGAACTGTCAACGTACTTCCTCCCCACACCAGCCAGGGTGAGCGAAGCCGCAAGAGCCAGTATGGAGAGGAAGTACATCGTCGGAGTACTCATGCAGCCATCATATCGGCTGGCAGAGCTCCTACTCAGGCTCAGGATCGGCCGAGTTCAGGCCATCAGCCATAGCCTCATGATCGGCCAGCGCACCTTCCGCGAGCGGCCCAAGAGGCTCCCGAGTGTTCTCGAAGAGCTTGTCGAAGCAGTACTCGCAGTACTTGGAGATGCCGAACTCTCGCACCCCAGCCTTAGAGTAGATGTGCCCCTCGTCACGGGCCTTGAAGTCCGGGAAGAAGAACGGGGGCCGACCGCACTGGACACAGACCTGCATACCCTGAACAATTGTTTGAGGCAGGGTGTACGTAGCGGTCTTGATCTGCTCGTACGTGAGTTTGGGGATGGGCTGAGGGTCGGACATCATCGCTCCAACGTGATCGTGGTGTTGCCGGGCAGGATCGTGAGCGTGACCATGGTCACAGCCTCGGGTATCACGTCGGTGTACTCCCGATCATGCTCGATGGGCGCGTGTGCGTGAGGCACGATGTCACCCAGAGGCACTGCCAGAGAGCCGCCATCCCAGGTGATGAGCACCTCCACGCTGGTGACTGGAGTCTCGCACTGGTTCTGAACTTTGAACTTGAGGCTCTTCTTAGTGAAGTTGGTGCCGATGAAGCGGAGGCAGCCATCCGAAGGTGTGGAGGAGGCAGCCGCCAGAGGGGCAGCGACTGCAGCAGCAATCACGGGGAGCGACCAAGCAGCCCCCTTAATCACTCTGCGTCGGGAAATCGGTGTCTTTGTCATGCCTTTATCCTATGTCACTCATCGACCGGTGTCAAGGCTGCTGGCTATCAAGCCAACCAACGGCTCGACCCACCTCTGCCAGCTCCTCCCGGATCTTCCGAGCCTTGTCGTTGTTCTCCTCAAGTTTCTGCTCGGCGGCTTCAAGAGCCCGAGAGGCCTTCTGGACGTTAGCGATAGCTCGCTGGTTCTCGTCCCTCAGATCCTCAAGCTGCTCCTCGAGCTTGTACTTGGTCTGGGCCAGAGCGATTTGCAGCGCGGTCTCAGCCATTGTTCGACTCCTTGGGTGTAACGTCGTACTTCTGAAGGAAAGCCAGGGCAGCAGACTGGTAGACGAACAGACCAATCGGCGTGTTGTCATTGGTCCACTCAGACCAGAACTTAGCAAGCTCTTCAGCGTCCATCACTCATCTCCTTGTAGAGGCCAGCTAGAGTCTTTGATCGGGAAACTACTATCGCCGCCCTCAGGGTCGATCTCAGGGTGGCCAGCCTGAGTAGTCTCCTTAAGCAGGTCTTTCCAGGCCTCCAGGACCGCTGCAGCCTTGGTCATCTCGCCGCGCCAGATGTACAACTGCGCGACCTCGATCAGATGAAGCGGCCCATGCTCACGATCGTGGTCTTCGTCGAACCCGATCTCCTTCTGACGCTGTCGCTCCTCATGCACCGAGCTCCAGAAGTCCTCGACACCGGGGCTCAGGAAATTGGGTGGCAATGTGCAGCGAGGATACCCCTTAAAGACCTCCAGCGCTCTCCTAGCGGTCTCCCATTGCTTGTCTGAGTATTCCCCATGCTCGTGCGCAGCGTCGACCAGGGACGTCCGCCGCAGGATATCAGCTTTAGCTTCCTCCTGAGTCGCCGGTCGGCTGTGATGGGGGTTATTGCAGTATCGCGTGTTATAGGTCAACGTTCTTCCTCTCTACAATCTCGCCGTTACAGACGATGTAACCGCTGTGCCAGTTCCTCAGAATGCCGATGGCATCGCTCTTGAAGCGAGTTCTGGCCAGTTCGGTATGCTCCCAGGTGCCATCAGTCCTCTTGGAGCGATAGACATAGTACCAATAGTCCATCACTTGCTCCTCGAAGAGTGCCGGGAGGTAATGTAACCCAGTCCCAGACAGATCAGGCACCCAAGGCCGATCACCAGGACCTGTGCAAGAGCCTCCATCACTTGACCCCCAGCTGCTGGAGTCGGAAACCCAGGTCGGCCAGTCGCTTCGAAGCCATCTGCCAGAGCGGGTGATCCAGCCACGGCCGCTGACCCTCAAAGGGCTCGCCCCGCCTCGAGCGGTAGCCCATGGAGTCTCGAAGCTCTCGCATGATAGCCCGCGCGCTGTAGATCCCGTCCAGGATGTCCTCGGCCTGATCCCAGACGTCCGGGGTGACCTCAACGACCGTAGGTTCGGTGTCAGGACGGCTCATGCGATCCGCAGCCAGAGCTGCTACTGCCTCATAGAGAGTGTACCAGTTCTGGTGGAGCCAGGTCTTCGCGCGGTCGTGGATATCAGGCCGAATGCCCGGGTCCATCCAAGCCTTGACGACCTGGGTCACAAGCTTCTCGTCAACCTGTGGGAGCTCAGGCTCAGGCTGGGGAGGTTGTTGAACCACCCGAGGCATGGCCATGTACTTCCGATGAAGCTCCATGCGCTGATCGAACTCGAACTGAGCAAGGTCACGAAGCGCCTGGACGGGGTCACCAGTCTGGCTGGTGGCTCTCACCATCTCCCGCTCGAAGAAAAGCTCAGGACCCAGATCGCTCTCCAGCAAGTGCTGGTTCCTCTGAGTCTCCCAAGCTCGACCCTCAGGAGTGTTGTACCACTCGTCTCGAGCGGGAGGTGTGGAATTGCTCATAGCGGGTTCCTTAGGTGTCTGGGTCTTAGGCTTGCGAAAGCCGGGGAAGAGTGTCATGCGAG